CTTGTAACGCTGGATAACTTCTTCTGCCTTGGCAAAAGCACTGGTATGTTTCGCGTCCCAGACAGCCTTGCCTTCGTAGGTTAGGCCATCCAATGTGCAGCCCATGAAGTGATAGTCCATGCTGATCCGTGTCGAATTGACATTAGTCAGCTTATGGCCCGTCTGCTTCTCATACCAATACCGATTGAGCGGCTCAGTAAACAGGCCCATCTGAACAGGCAGGATGTCGCTAAGATCATCTTGCCCAACTTCTCCAATCTTCTGCCGCCAAAGGTGCATGATCTTAACGTCATCGCCACCCATCAAGATATTGGCTTCAGAGCCGCCAATCACGTTCATACGGAACTCTTGCTGTTCCTTGGTTAATCCTAGTTGCATGTCACTCTCCGAAATGCGCTTTGTAAATAATGGTCAGTATGTATGCAGCTATGCTGCCAGCCACACCAATGATCACTCCAAAGATGAAGTCACCCGTCATCCCGCACCTGTGGGATTTCCATACCCAGCTTTTCAAGAAGCGTTTCCTTGGGGCCATTCCACATCAAGACAGCTTCCTCATGCGCCGTCTCACCAGCGTAGGGAACAGTGTCAATCAGGATGTGCAGGGCTGTGCGGTTCAGCGTTGGCATTTCGTGGATCTCGACCCGAACGTCCTTGACGTTCATAAAATGTGTCGTTGCCATGTGGTTTTCTCCAGTTTTTTCATATCGCGGGGTTGCGATATATTTTTTTTATGCTAGTTTAATTCTTAAATCAAGTGCCTTTTTACGGAGGGGGTCAAAAATGTTTTACATCGTGGAAAATTTGTTTTGGTCGATCATCTGCTCAGGCATGGTGTTTGGGATCTTTATGACCCTCGACAAAATATCGCAGCAGCCAGTGTGCAAAGGGGCCGTCCAATGGACATCGTTGATAAACTAAAGGACTCTTATTCTTTCTTAGGAGATCCCCTGCACCGAGAGGCATGGGAGAGAATCGAACGACTGGAGACTGTTTTGGGGGCTTGTTCTGAATATCTGGAGCGTTACGCCGATGTCATCGACGGTGATGACGGTATCCCAGAGCCTAATGGAGCAGCGATCCTGTGGGGCCGTGTCCGTGTCGTGTTGGAATGGAAGGGAAACGATGTCTGGATTCCAGAGTAAGCGCAAATCAGCAAACCGATTCGGTGTTGTTGCGCCAGAGCTGCGCACGTTAGACGGCCATGTGTTCGCTTCCAAGAAGGAGATGACGCGCTACGCCGAACTGAAAGTTGGCATCCGAGCGCAGATCATATCGGATCTTGAGTTGCAGCCGAAGTTCCCAGTGTTTCTGCCCAGCAAGGATGGAACCAAGGAAGGCTTGTTCTGCACCTACACGGCAGACTTTCGCTACAAGAAGGATGGTGTCGAGGTGATCGAGGAGTTGAAATCCTCTGGAACGGCCAAGGATGCGGCCTATCGGCTACGCAAGAAGGCTGCTGAGATGTATCACAATATAAAAGTATCGGTGCTGATCAAATGACAGAGATTGATGTGTTGACCATCCTGATGGCTGCGCCGCTGTTTGTCACCCTATGGGTGGGTGCGGCTGTGCTGGTGAAGATTGTTGTAACAAACTGGAGGAAGCTATGAACGGCGAGATGTTCAACGAAGACAAGATGATCGACCTGAAAGAGCGGACGAACCTATTGAAAGCCGTTTCCGAAATTGCCAAAGCAACAGAGGAGATGCCCCATCATCTCGTCATCGAGGCTTGCCTGATCACGATGGTGTCTCTAGTTGCCACAACGATCCCGCCGCAGAAGCACCAAGTCGTCATCACCAGCTTGGGCCAGACCATGCGCAAGATGTTGAAAGAGTGCAGCGTGAATATGCAGCAATGAACAAGGAAGAGATTGTTGCTCGTCTCAAGTCCGATATGGAGCGCAACCCTACCTTTGCTGGTCGGGTATGGTCTGATGACTATGTGCGCGTTTGGATAGCAGGGGAAATTGCTTTGGGTGAATTTACCAAAAACCTACCCTCATTCGAGACCAAGTTTTTCGGTGATGGCGGAGAGGACTCTTTCGTCATGATTGAAGGCCGTCGGTATACGATCAACGTCAAGACCAGCAAAAAACCTTACAACCTTGTCGCCGAGCCTAAGCGCAACAAGGCAGACATTTACTGTCTGGCTCGGTATTTCGTCGAAACAGACAGGGCAGTCCTTCTTGGCTGGCAGTGGGGGAGCATCCTACACAAGACCGAGCCTAGAAAGCTGGCAGACAACGGTGTCCCTTTGCACACCCTGCCGCAGCACGAACTAAGAGACATGCAGATACTTCAGGAGAAGATAGATGGCTGAAGTTGAGGATATGGGAACCACCAAACGGGGGAGGCTATCACCAAGGGTAAAATTATCAATCTGGGAGAGAGAGCATGGCAAGTGCATGATGTGCGAAGTCAAGCTCAGGCCGGGCAAATTCATCTTCGAGCATGTCCGCGCTTTGGAACTAGGTGGGAGTGATACTGAAGATAATGTGAGGTTAACGTGTCTAGGATGCGCAACGGAAAAGACGAAGGTGGACCACCAGACGGCAGCGAAAGCCAAACGCCAGAAGGTGAACACGCTTGGATTAAAACAGTCACGGACGCCGCTTCCAGCTGGGAAGAACAGCAAATGGAAACGGAAAATGAATGGGCAAGTCGTTCTAAGAAGGGAACAGGATCAATGAACACTCAAGATATTTTGGTTACAGCACAGCAGACAATCAACAGTCGGGGCAAGGACTACGGTGATCTTAAAACCAATTTCACCCGCGCTTCTATCATTGCCAGCGTGACCACCAACAAAAACATTACGCCTTATGATGTTGCGTTGATCCTGTCAGCCGTCAAACAGTCACGATTGGCCCATGACCCTAGTAACCAAGATTCTTGGGTTGACTCTGCCGCCTACCAAGCTATTGCAGCTCAACTCGTCAATACGCCAAACCGGACGAACGATGCGTTCGCCGCAGAGGTCGAAGCTAAACTGAATGAGGTTCAAAACAATGTTACAGCTTAATCCATCAATGGTCGTAGGCACTCCAAACGGAAGAGCAATCGCTATTCTTGTTATTAACCACGGATCTCAGCTGCCCTTGGAGTGGCTTGTCATCAATGACAAAACACAGGAGTTCGAATCATGGCGCACTCAAGACATAAAGCACTACTTGCCGTTGCGGCCATCATGGTTGGATGCCTCACCGGAGGATGCTCCATTGTCGTCTACGACGGTTCAAAGCACCACCGTGATCCTTTAATTAAACCTGAAAGCATACCCAAAGATGCACAAGCTAGATCTCGAAACCGTCCGTAAGGCTCTAGACCTAGACCCTACTGTCACGCATATCCGAGATTATCTGGCTCTCTATGATGCGTTCGGTGTCGCAGCCTTCTGTGTCACCGATGCAAAACCACACATGAAGGGGTTAAGCCGTCAGGCCGTATCCAAACGGCTCCGCGATCTTTGCGGGGCTGGTCTTGCTAAACGACAGCCAACAGAGCCTAAAAAGGCATCCAGAGGCCGTCCAGTTTACTTTTATGTCCTAATCGAGTTATAATGCACTCAAGGCATAGCCTATAATGCGCAAAACCCCCGTCGGGCGTATCCTGACGGGGGTTTATTTTTATCTGCCGTAGGCTTCTTTCAGCCTTTGCAGTGGGGACTTCTCGACATCTTTTGACGCATTGATGTAAGCGCGGGTTGCGTTCATCTGCTCCCTCATCAAATCTTCGATGTCAGAGATCTGCTTCTTCTTCGCCAAGGGGGACAATTTATCGTCACCCTTGATGTGGTCGATGTCCTCACGGTAATCGTTCAGGATCTTGTCATTCTTCCGCACAAGATCGGGAAGGCTGTTCTTGCGAACAAGATTGTTGCCCCGTGTCTGGATGCCAAGTTCTTCAGTAAGCTGGTTGACCTTGCGCTCCGCAGCTGGGCTACCGGACGATGCCGCTTCTTCCCACGCATTGTTAAGCAGCTGCTCCTTAGCGAAGATCTCTTTGCGCTTGTCGTAGTAAGCACCTTCACTAATGTTGGCAGACTTCGTAACAATACGACGGAACAATGGAGACTCTTCCATCGGGGTCGGGATACCTTCAAGCCCATCCACAATGGATTTATACGTCCTTTGAACGTATTGACCCGTCTGACCAGCAAGGCTCTTTGCCCAGTAGTCAATAGTTCCGGGGTAAAGATCAATCTTGCCCTTCTCAAACTCATCGCCGCCCGTAATGCGGTTTAGGTAGCTTGCAAGATCAACAGTCCAGCTTGGGGTTTTGCTGGAATATTGTTCGGATGCTGGCTTCTCAGCGTTCTTTGTCCCCGGCTCTGGGTGGATACGGTTCCCAAAAGAATCCCTGTTCACCGCAAGCTGAACAACAGGAAGCACGAACCAAGGCAGGATTGCGGACCAGAATGAACCTTGGCTTGCAGGGTTGAAGGAATCGACCGCGCTTGCGGCAATGTTAACAGCAGCATCTTCTGCCGTCATATTGCCAGTTGCCACAGCAGCCATGTTATCGCCGATGTTCCAAGCCGACTTGATAAGGAAGCCCAAATCAAACTTGTAGAAATTTCCGTCTTTGTTTTTGACGGGGATGATGACGTTCTTTGAGCGTTCCCAGCCCTTTACCTGAGTGTAGTAGGTGTTTTTTCCGGGGTCATTTTCGTCATCATCGTTCATCCAAACGCCAAGCAGGCCAGTCAGGAAGGCCAAGAAGATTATGCCATACAGAGCGCGACGGAACCGCTTTGACATCAAGAACCGAGCGAAGTTACGGATACCGCCAACACCAGCCGACAGGAACGGCTTGAGAGCGTTAAGCCCCGGCATCCATGCGCCCTTCTTCTGGAAGTTCACAGTGGCATTGAGAGACAGATCCGCAGCCTTGCCTTGGGTATAACCACCCTTCCGAGCTGCGAGATAGACGGCAAAGCGGACGGTGCTTTCGAAGATCTGGTTTGTCTTTTCCAGAGCCGCAATGGTCAGCCGGCCAGACTCCATCATGCCATGCACAAGTTTCTCATTAGTGGTCTTTTTGTCGTAGAAGGCTTTGAACATTTCACGGCTGATCTTGCTCTGAACCTTTTCCAAGTTTTCAAAGCCGCCATATTCCATCCTGCCGCCGCTTAAGATCCACTCATCATATAGAGCTTTGTCCTTTGCGCTTAACCCGCCGACTGTCTCGGCCTTGGCAATGATCTTCCCTGCGCCAGCCAGTTCAGTCATAAAGTTGGTGGCAAAGCCTTCCTTTGTCCCATACAGGGCAATCATCGCGTCCTGAACGTCGCGTGGGAAGTTAGTCAGGAAGAAGTCTGGAACCCATGCCGTATTGATCTTCGACATGAAGCGGCCAATCTCAAACGTGAATTTGGCCAGCTTCGATGGCGAATCATTTGGAAGGTTCTTCAATGATTTAACCAAGCGAACCATTGCAGGGTTTTCATCATTGAACACGATGTAGCGGCTTTCACCACTGATCTTAAACGGAATGGTCACTTCACTCCGGTAGATGCTGGTATCAGGACGCTGACGAACGGTCCCGTCTGCCGCAAGGTATTTAACCATCGGCATGTTTTTGCTGTCGAGGATCTCGGCAAAGTTTACGTTCGGGTTGTTCTTGATCAGAAGATAAAGAGCGCGGTCTACCCTGTTCTTTTCCTGACGAACAATGCCATCCATGCGCTGTTGGATCAGGTTCTGGAATGGATTATAGGCTCTGCTTTTGCGGCCCATAGACGCCTTATATTCCTTGCCCGATACGCTGAACCCAAACCCACGGCGAAGTCCACGAGAATTTATTTCTGCATCTGCATCCTGTTCGGCATAGCCGCGCAAAGGAACATAGAAATCATACCCACCTTCGGAGTAAGGTTTTGTATATTCGTCGTATTGGTCCTGTGTCAGCAGACCAGCGGCAAGACGTTCTTTAAGGTCAGCCCTGATTATCGGGCGAACGAACTTTTCATCAAGTCTAACTAAGGTATCATAAATACCCTTCTTTTTGAGGGCATCCTCGATGTCCTGCGCATCATCATTCTCCATGCCTGACCCGCCATGAGGGAACCGTTTAGGGTCTCGTTTGGCCATCTTGGCATTACGTTCTGGAGCGTGACGAGCATACACAAACTCGACAAGATCAGCTTCTTCGATCTTCAGTTTCGCCATCTCATCCAGCAATGGCTGAAGCTCTTTGTCCCAAACCTGTTCCTGCCGAGCGACAACCCGATTGTTGAACAGGCCAATAGACATTTCAACATCCATTGTCTCAGGCAGCTTAGAGCCACGCGCCTTCTCAATGGCACGTTGGATCATGGAGATGTCGTTATACTTGTCAACGAGGCCATACATCAATTCGGATTTAAGAGTATCCTCGTGAACTTCATAACTTTGAGGGGTTGGTGGACCTTTGCGCTTTTGACGCAATGCCATGTAAGCAAGATCAGATGTATTGACCCCCATCTTATCGGCCATAACATCGGCTTCCATCTCCAGACGATCAGCCATGCCACCGACATAGAAGTCATTGAAGATCGAGTCCATGCTCTTCTTGCCGAACAGCTTGTTCACGACATTGCGGAACCGACGGTAGGTCAGCCAGACTTTGCCGAACACTTCGTAAGAAGCGCGACCCATTGCCACTGCCTTTACATTAGCATCAGCCTTGGCCCCGAACATCCCCATCGCATAGGCATCTTGCTCTGACGTAGACAGAGCTTCAATCTTTTCGACAGGCACACCGTAATACTGAGCAACAAGGCGATTGTTCTCTGGCCGAGCGTCAGCGATTGCCTTGCGCTCTGCTGGTGTCAGCTTGTCCTCAAGGGAGTGCCATGCTTCATGGTATGTCGCGTCAGGGAGCGATGCGCCATGCTCAAGGCTTGTCGCCAGATAGATCATGTTGGTTAGACGGTCATTCGAGCCGGAAGCATAATCATCCAGCTCACCACCGGAATCCATTGCAGCCTGTGAGTCCGTGACCTTGATCTGCTCCACAAACTCAACACGGGCCTTCTCACCCAGTGTCCGCTTGATGATACCTTCAAACTCTTTGTAGGCTTCAGGGACCACATGGGCTGTTTCGGTTTTCAGAGCAGGACGTAATACCGAATATGAGGTTTTGTTGACATTAGCAGCACCCTCGAAGTTGGCCCCAATTTCAAGTATCCGCGCAAAAAATTGATCCGCTACATCTTTCGAGATATAAGGCGTAGTCATTTTTCTGCCGTTTGAGTAGAACCCTGATCCTCCAAGAAGTTCCCTTAACTTCCCATCAAGGAAATATGCACCGCCCTTAGATCTCGCACTGTTAACGCTAACCTGATACCCGGTATATTCTTGTTTGATAAGAACAGAGGCATCATCTTTACTTACAATAAATTTCTTTGGCGCACTATTAACGGCAGCTTTTAACTCAGCTACTGTTTTTATCTTAGTTTTTGTTCTCCTCAAAGCAAATTCAAGATCTTTAATCATACGATTCAGCAAGATCCCTTGCTCAATTTTCCCATCTTCTGTTGTGAAGTTGATGATTTGTCCTAGACCATCGTTAATGTCAAACCCAGCAAGGATATTTCCCGTAATAATAACACGGCGTTCTTTAGCTCCACCCTTGGCAAGCATGTCAAATGTTTCGACAAACGACTCAGCCTTGTCGGTGATCCGGTTCCTGTCTAAACTATCTACAACAACTTTATCTCCAGACCCTCCACCAGCTTGCATTTGGCTCAACTTGACATTCATTATCGGAGATCCAGACGGAAACGCCAATGTCACCGTCCAGTTGCTTGGAACAAATGGATTGGCCGACCTGTCAGAAGTCTTAAACCCGATAACCAAAGCCTGTCCGGTTTCGCCAGATGGCAATGTTGCGCGAACTCGCCGACCGGGACAAAGCATTTTGGCAAATTCCGTAAAGAATCTTTCTTGCGTATCAAATTTATCTTTAACTCTTATTTTCCTGTCTGGATCTTCAAGGTCGTCAAGAGATTCTTTAACGTAAACATTAAATTTTTCCCGATATTCCTTGACCAAATCAACATGTTTTTTAACAAACATATTATTAAGATCGTTTAGTGCAGTTACATCATTCCGTTCAAATGCTTGAGATTTGGTAAGATAGTCCTCGTCAGACCAACCAGATACGTCTTTAAGGTCAAACTTTTTAAACGAAACTTTTGGGAAAGAAACTTGCTGTGCAAAGCTACCCATCCCCTGCTCGGCAAGAACCTTATTGATTGCATCTCTTGCTGTGATGGGCTTGCCAAGTCGGTTTACGTTATAAAGCCCGTAAACAACAGCATCGGAAAACGGGCTATCTCCCGTTGCCTCACGAGCAACAGCACTTTCAATGATCTTCGCCTTGAGATCAAGGCTCTTGGCCTCCAAGGTGCTAATTCCTTGCATCTCAAGCTGGGAAAGAAGATCTGCATATCTGCCCTCAAGATCTTCATAAATATCTTTCTGCTGATGGATTTCCAGCAACGGAATACGGCCAGTAAGCCTAGCCATAAGGCCTTCTACATCCTGCCTTACGCCATTCTGGCTGTCGCCTTCGTGGCTGCTCCGAGTATCAATATCAAGCATCAAGGCTATTTCAGGGTTATCCTGCATAAATTGATATGCAACCAGATCACCATATTCATTCAAGAAGTCTGGAATATTCTCAGCAGTCAATGCGCTCTTACGGGCTGATGTCGTAATGGCATTGAGTGATGCCATTTTCTTTGCAAGCACAGCAGCTGGACGTTTTTCTGCCGGAATATCGGCAACCATTTGAGTGTATTCAGGGACAATGACCTGACCTGTGCGATGAACACGGCCAAGGGTCTGCATGTGAGTGTCAATGTTTTCGTTCGGTTGAACGATGATCATGTGACGTTGACGAACATCCTTAAAGCCCTGCTTCGCGTGGAGGGAAAGGCCAGTCGATCCAGATTTGTTAATGACAACCGCATCCAATTCCCCGCTATTGAAGTCAGAGATTGTTTTGTTTTTGCCTCTTGCAGTCGTTGCATTGCCCGGACGAGTAGCTAGGACAGGTGCGCCAACCTTGTTTTGGCCAGTCCTTTTTTTGCCATCACCGCCGCTATAGTCAAGGATAACTTGACGTCCAGTGATCTCACCAACCTTATAACCCTTTTTCTCCAAACCATACTTAATGTAGTCAATCGGAGAAATTGATAGATCGCCAAAGTCAATGCTTTCAATAAGATTTCTGGCATCGTTATACGCTTCAACGCCAGCAAACCCAAGCTCCTCATCTGTCAAATAGTGGTTTTGACCTTTTTCGCCCTTCTTCATAAAAGGTTTTTTGATAGTAAGTGTTCTTGTTCTATTAAGATACCGAATGAGCAAATCACCAAAAGTTAGTTCAACTGTATCGCCGATAGACAAACCAAGATCATTAGCCGTTGTTTTTAAGAATGTTTCCATTGTGTTGGCAACAGTCAAAACAGGCTTCTGCCCATCCTCGATTGCCTTGAGAGCAATTTCGACGGACGGCTTTGCTTTCATTGCCAACAAAAGTTGATTGATCAGGTTGTGCATGATCGACGTAAAGTTTGTCGATTCTGCTCCTGCCCCGCCTGTAGACCCATCAGAACTTACTGACGATGCGTCTGCCCTGATTGCCGCAGATATGCCCATTGCAGATTCTTTGACATACCCTGAAAATTTGTTGATCAGCCCCATTGAACGAGAGAAATCATTATAGATTTCCTCATCCACCCCAACTAACTTTGCATCATATTTCACGCCAGCAAAAGTTCTCTCTCGGCGCATATATTGCCCAGACTTGGCAAGTGTTGCCGAAAGCACCGACATCAGAGGCACACCGCCTCTTGTCAACAATTCTGGAAGATCTTTGATGTTCCCAACTGCAAGGCCCATATCCGTCTTAGCATACAGATCCATGACATCTGGACGTTTTGCAAACGTAGCCGATGAATAAAATGTTCCTTGTGAAAGTTGAGTAAGTTCGCGGGTAAAGTCAGCCCTGTTTAGTTCTTCATTTTTATTTTTTCCACGGGTTGCAGCTCCACCGCCACCAGCATTATGGCTTTCATCCAGAATAAGGATTGAGCTACTAGCCATGCTATGCAAAAACTCACGGCGTAAGGTGTTTTCCCCTTTAACCGTTTGCATCTGCGAATATGTGGTAAAAATTATATCGTATCCGGGTAGCTTTTTTGTTTCGATTGCATCCCTAAAAATCTTTTCCTGATTTGGTGGGGTAGTAAGTTTTTTCCCGTCCTCATTATCATCAAGGTCGATTGGTTGGCTGACATTTGTCATAAGGATTTTCGGGTCGCGGCCAAGGTATTTTGGCAGACCGATGCCTTCCTCATTCGACATATCTCGCCACATATCCTTGTAGAGATTGTCTTTCTCTGTGACGAAGATTGGGGTCAGCTTGTTGATCAAGGCATAGCGAATGATACCAGCATTGATGCGGCCTTTGCCGATCCCTGTTTGGTCGCCAATGATGAACCCAGCACCTTTTTCAAGGTTGTCAATCGCCAAGGCAAGCGCATCAATCTGTTCGCCTGAAAAATACTTTTCCAGTTCCTCTGGCTTATATTTTAGCCGGTCGGCAACAAACGCATCAATGTCCCCACGCTTTTCTTCCAAAGCATCGAGGGCGTATTCCATTGCCGCTTTCATGTTGGCGGGGGCAAGTGTCCCCAATCCAGCTGACTGTTGAGCTTTTGGCACATAAGGAAGCTGTGTTTCAGTTTCCTCTTCGTGCTTCAGTTCGGCTCGTTTGGTATTAGCCAGTTTATTGAATCGCTCGGACTTTTGCTCTGGAGTGCCATCTTCAGATTCTTCGGGGTTAACGCCCAATCCAGATCCAGATTGTTCAACGTCAGGTTCGCCACGAATACCTTCAGTGGTTTCAGTTTTGGTCGGCTTGTTAGTATCCCCCCCTTGAACATTAGGGCGTCCACTAGATCCTGCTCTTGTTCCAGCTCCTTCCCCTCCAGTTTCTGAAACTGGCTGAGTAGGTGCTGATACAGTTGTTGCTTCGGACTCATTTGGGATTTTCTCCTTAATCTGCTCCCAAGATGTGAGGAGTGGTGGAACTTTTGCAGCAGGGAGCGGCAAAGCTGATTTGCCCTTACCCTTGATCACGATGACATCAACAGGCCATGCCGCACCCTGTCTTTCATACAGTTTGCCGGCAACCGTGAAGTGATCTGTTACATTGTAATTGTCATACAGTGTCTTGAAGAACTCACGCTTTGCTTTGCCATGATAGGCATCAGACCGAGCTTTATCCGTCACGGCCATAGGATGAACGCTGCCTATGATCAAGACAGCATTTCCGTTTTCATTCATGTGATCCAGTGCAGCATGGGATATGGCGTGATCAATCTCAGACGTTTGATAGCCATTCTGAACCCAATCCATGTCAAAGGATCTAGTGCTTCCATTCTCAGCCTTGACTGTTCCGAACGGTGGGTTGGCAATGATTACGTCAAACTTTCCTTTAACAAAGCCATAATATGACGCATCTTTGGCAGTTGGCTCAAACCCAAGTGCTTTAAGATTATCGCGGCGCACACGATTGATCTCATTAACAGTCGTATTCTTAGGGTTGGCTTCAATGACAAGCGCACCGTTGCCAGCTGTCGGCTCAAGAACGCTCTTATCCCAGTTTACCCCAGCAAGACGGGATGCCACATAGGCAAGCGGGATTGGTGTAGAATACGCTTGGTTGGCAATGCTTTCGCTTGTCCTAGCAGTGAGCTTCGGCTGGGCGTCATACAGCTTTTGCAAGACATCGAATTTGCCTTGAGGTGTGTTGGCTTGCATCCATCGAGGCAAACTTGGATCGTTCAGTGCGACCTGACGAGCAAGAACAACCAGCGCAAGCTCAATCCCTTCTTGAATTTCCTTGTCAGAAGATCCTTTTATCTGCGGGTGGTTTCTCAGTGTCCCCATCTGGAGAAAATCAAGGCCAGACTCTTTACCATCTTGAAGATATGGGTAAACCGTCCCTGCAATGTGGTCGATCTTATTGGTGTTTGGGCCAAAGAAGTCATAGCTCACCTTGTGCTGCTCAACGGCAGGGGGAGCGGCTTCTTCTTCCGCTACTTCCTCTTCCTTGGGCTTTGGTTTCTCTTCATCAGCAGGAGTAGCCGGAGGTGTTACAGTTTCCTCTTCAGGAGGCTTGGTTTCCTCTGGAGCAGTAGATTCCTCTGGAGGTGCTGTTTCTTCCTTGCCACCTTGCGGCTTCTGCTGCTCAGGCATTTCGGCATACTGGCTTACAGCGACAACCTCATTGCCGAAGTGGGTTGTTGTAAAGAATGATGGGACATTGCCGTTTGCATCGACAACCTTGGTCTTTTCACCTTGCCACAACTCAAGAGGATATTTGCCAATCTCAGGGGTGTTTGTGTATGGAACCTTTGACTGAGATGGGGATGCGCCCCACTTACCGTCAGGGTTTTTGGTGACAAGCGTCGCTGTGCCATCGTTATGATCAACAATCGCCCACTCTTTGTTGTCAGGCGGAGCAAGTGCATTTGCGCCATCACGATCCAAGAACACAGTTTTTTCGCTCTGAGGCTTGATACCTTCATCGCCGGGATGCTCAGGACGAGGAGCTTTGTTGCGGATGGTTTTGCCATCCGTTGTCATCTCATACTCAGACCCTTTGGAGGTCTTGAATGTAAACGCATGTTCAACAGGCGCAGTCTCTGGTTCAGCAGCAGGCTTCTCACCAGTTGGAGTTTGTGGCTCTTCAATCGTTGGTTTGGTTACACCTGTAGGCTCTTCAACACTTGGTGCTTCCGGCGGGGTAGTGGTTTCCGTCGGGACAGGAGGACGAAGAGACTGCAACCCTTTGATAATGTCATCTTGTTGCCAAGGAGCAAGGTTTTCCCACGGGGTGTTGCCCGGCACATTGGGGGTCCGCTTTTTAATTTCTAATTGCAGAACGCCTAGATCTGGATTGCCGTTCTTATCTTTCGGCAGCTCATTGATAGCATCACCAATAGGACGGCCACCACGAGCTTCGTTCTCCGCCTTTTCTTTTTCTATCCGAACCTGTTCTGCCAAAGCATCGAGATTTGGTTTTTCAGCCGTAGCAGTGGTCGTTGTCGTAGATGTTTCAGTTGCTGGCTTTGCGCCACCTTCAGGGGGAACAGAGGCCGGGGGAGTTTCCGGCCTCTGCCCCTCAACACCATCCGGGGGGGTGGATGATGGAGTCTTTTTCTTTCCTGTATCAAGAAGCTCTTCAACAGTAGTGCGTGGCTTGAAGATCTGGTTGTATTCTTCAGGGGTCAGAGGCTCAGGCTTGATGCCCTGCTGTGCAAGATCACGAGCCGTTGCAGCTCGTTCTTCAGGACTCATAATAGCAATGTCATCAGCACCGAACTTGCCGCCCTTGAGGATCTCGGCTTCGGTGACGGATTGGTTACGGGCCTGTGGCTGTTCAGCCGCACCGCCGCCAGCTGGTCCACCTTCCTTTGGCTGACCGCCTTCTGGTCCACGACCACCGCCCTGTGGTCCTTCCAGCAAACGGTTTGAGGGTGGGCCTTTTGGCCTTCCACCGCCGCTTGGGATAAAACCAGCAGCTTCAAACGGCAACCCAGTCGCTACGCCTTGGACGTATTCTTTAAGGATCTCTTCTCCGGTCGCTGGCTCTTCATCGTTGACCATCCGCTTCACGCCAGATCCAGTAATAGATACGGCTGGATATGCTACACCAACTCGTTGGAGCATCCCCTTAAGCCCACCGCCTCCGGGGATCATTCCATAAATTGCACCCTGAGCAGCAGAGATGCCAGCTTCTTTCATAGCTGCCGCATCAATATCTGACTTATTCTTCATGTAGACGGCGTTGAATTGCTCGGCGTCACCGAAATCGCCACCGCGCTTGCGGGTCTGGTTAATCAATGCACGAGCATAAGCATCTGCCCCAAACGAAAATGTGCCAGCAGCAGCAGCACCAGCAGGACCACCAGCCATTGTTCCAGCAATAGTGGCCCCCATAGGCACAATGCTTTCAACCATGCCTTGCCCAGTTTCCTTGGCAAAACCACCAGGATCTTCCTGAACGGCTTTGATAAAGCCTTTTTCTTTTTCGATCTGGCTGAACTTGGTTGGGTTTTTTTCGCGTTCAGCGTCACGTTTTGCAATGGTATCGAGTGAGCGTTGCAGTGCAGCAACGTCAGCAGGGTCTTGCGAACCAAGGTTTGCAGCACCGCTGTAGTATGCGACGCCGGGAATATCACCAATGGGAATATCACTGATGTCTGACGCAGGAGCCATCGGCCCAGTTGTGCTGGGAGCAAATGACATTGGGTCTATAGGAGCAACTTCTTCCTGAGCTACAGGGGCTTGAGTTACCTGTGCTGCTTCTGGACGGCGGGGAGGAATAGGTGTTTTGAAAACCGGATCATTTTCCCACCATTTGCTGTTGGACTGACCTTGATAAATAGGGTCGTTACTCCACCATTGCGCCATCAAAGTCTCCTATTAAGCCGGTGGCTTATTGCTTCTGTCCGGTATCGTTCTAATTGTTCCGTCGGGATCTTTATACTGAGAGTTTGCCGGCAAAGCGTTACGCTCTTGCTGATTCCGAGGAATGTAGTAGAAACCTTCCTTCGGGATTGATTCTAGACTAATCGGCCCACCACCGCCACCAGAATTTCCACTTCCACCAGCACCTTGTCCACCAGCACGAGCCTGTTTCTTGGCCAGCGCATCTTTGAATGGTCTCATAGCCTCTTCGTATGCTCTGTTCCGGCGGTCATATTCGGCTTGTTTATCAGGCAAAATTTCCCCCGTCCGAGGGTTTCGCAACAGCCGATCATCTAAGTTAAACTGCTCACGATACAGCTTGTCAGCGTTTGCAACCCGACTCAGATCCTCAACGCTTGGGCCAAGCTCTGCATCCCTATCCTGCTTCTGCTGCATCAGCCACAAACGGGCAGTTGCTTCCTTAATCTGTGCTTGTTTATCTTCAGCCGCAGTTTTCTGTTCACGGATGGCCCGAAGCGGACCAGCTGCTGCATTGGCTGCATTGGAAATGCTTTCACCAAACCCGCCAGTCCGTGTCGGGGCAAACATGCCACCAGCAATCGCCAGCATGACAGGATCGACATTGCCCAGCATGGACTGAGGTTTGTTCTGCGCCTCCTGCAACATCGTTTCGCGCTGCTTGTTGAAGTTATACAGATCCTGCAAGGGGTTCATTGATTCAGCCATGACTTATCTCCCGCGACCACGAGTTGACCGACGATTGTTGTTCCGTTTCTTCTGCCCACCCTTGGCAAATTTGACTTTGGACAGATCAGGGTCAATGCTTGCTACCTGAGCAAGTGGGGCTTTCATATCTGCCACTGCATCAACCTTCCCACCTTCAGCCTTGCCGGTAAAAGCGTTCAACAATGAATAGCCACCGATCATCTGCGACAATGGAGATGCGCCATATTGGCTTGCAGGGCCAGTGTTCTGGTAGTTTGTTTGAGTTCCATACGGCAACCCACGGATCAAGGCATTGAGCATGGACAGCTGCTGATTGGGGTAGTCACGCTGTTGCATGAAGTCATTGTAAGCCATATCAAGGCTTTTCTGACCTTGCTGCTGCTGTGTATTACCGACAGCTTCCAAAGCGGCCAGATCTTTGAAGTTAACAGTCTGCCCAAGGTTTGCCAAAGTTCCCATCTGACCAGCCGCCTGAAGCTGATCACGGGCAGTCTGCGATGCAAGGTTGCCTGATAGCTGGCCTAGATTGCCGTAGCGGGAAAGATCACTCTGCGCCGCAGTCATTGCGCTGTTGTAGCCCTGCTGCAAAGCCTTGTCCTGTTCGCTTAGAACGGCTTCTTGCGTATCGCGCAGACCCTTACCAACCGCACCCTGCATTGCGCTAGAGCCATATTGCCCAGCGCGAATGAAGTTCTGGTTGATGTTGGGCAGTAACTTTTCTTTAAGGTTTCTGCCTCCAAGTGTGGCGATCTGATCCGTGACGTTGGACATATACGGGTTCATATACCCGCCAACAACATCGGCAGCTGACTGGCCTGATGCTTGAATGAATGGGTTTGCAGCCGCAGATGCGTTATTGTTTTGAACCGCACCACCAGTCATATCCAGTGCATTTTGAAATGTGGGGGCGTATTGCCCAACAGAACTTTGCGTCTGGGAAAATGCTTGCTGTTGCTCAGGAGTGAATTGAGCAAGGCGCGGACCCCCATATAGTTGATATGGTTCTGCCGATACCGCATTAGCTCGATTCAAAAGGCCGAGCGTGTAGTCCGTCATAAACGTCGGGATGCCCGTTGTTGATTTCCCGTATGTTGTCGTGGCGGCAGGAACCTGTCCTTGGAAAAGAAAATCAAGCATACCCATCGTTAAGCTCCTTTCACATAAGAAAGCGGACCTTTGGCAGATGGAGCAAAATTACCCTGAGCCAACGATTTACCTTTATGTTTTCGTATGTTTTCGCGCATTTCGTCAAGTTTTTTAGCCCCTGCATCTGACGATCCATCGCCAAGCATAGAAACTGTTTGAGCATCAATTACATACTCTCCATCTGACAATCGAGCGGGGATGCTATCCGACGTTCCAGTGCCGCCCCCTTTGACATACCGCCCCTGTGCAGCAGGAAGCCTATTGTTGTTAAAAAATGATTGTTGTGGACCATACCCATAATTGGTGTCTACCTTGTATGCAGTTTGTTGCCGATCAAATGGGACATTAGACAAGTGACGGCCCTGTCCATAGTCATCATCATTTTGCCCAGCAACACCTGTTTTCTTGCCCCCACTGTTGCTTGCCGCCGCAGCCCCCATCAACAAAAGAGGGGCCATTTTCATTAAGTCAAACCCACCTTTACCACCAAACATGCTGCTAAAAATGCTAGACCCGCCTTTTGCAGAAGCATTGCCGCCAGTGGTTCCAGTAGAATCTGCAATGCTTGCATCTCTTACGCCGCCAGCCGTTGATCCGGCATTTGCAGCTGCGGTTGGACCCATGCCAAGATAATCCAAAACATACGGTGACGCGCCACCGGCCAAACCGCCGATTAATGCCGCTTTCCCGCCACCTCCTGTCAGCAGTCCAGCACCGGCCCCTAGCAACCCGCTGCCAATAGCCGTAGAGGCTGTTGATGATAACCCAAGGCCAAGAGCGTCATTGATGCCTGATCCGAGATAATCGCCAGCACCAAGAAGCGTTGCACCAATACCCACAGCAGGGCCAACCCAATCTTTAACATCATCCCACATGCTGAAGGCAGGAATACCTGTCTGCGGGTTGATCTTAGGCTCACCAAACTGCTGCTTCATCCATTCGTATTCGTCCTTGTTAATGTGGACGATCATGGTGTCATCGTGCTGGCCAGCTTTGCTAACGCGATTAGCGGCTTCGTTTAGGCCACCACGGGCATACTTTTCAGGGCGAGCAGAGAAATTTACAGACACAGGAAATGTATCGACCATTTTACTCACCTGTCACAGTTTGGAGCAATCTTTCAGCCCAATCACGCCAATCGTCAAACTCGTATGGATCTGGAACGTATCCCTGCCACTCATTGTTAATAAGCATAACAGACCTTGCCCATTCCCGCCATTGTTTTGGATCTTCCAAACGGCCCAAATATCCCCCATTTTTAATGAGTTCAGGGGCCATTTTGTCGGTCCACTCAAAGACATCCATCATTATTGGGTTGATACCGATCATCCAAGCACCGTCCCGTCTGCTGGTTCGATATGCGCCAAAGTCTGCCCAAGTTGATAATCGCCACCCACCGCATTGCTGATGAACTTGAACCTCATCTGTCTGCGGATTGTCTTGAAATACACAACCTGATCCTGCACAGGCATCCCGTCCGTCACTTCAGGAAAGTATTGTGGGTCTGTGCTGACTTCAGGAGATCTAGCGTTGGCCCGGCCCGTAACCTCAACAGACATTTCACCCTTTTGAACGAAGTCTGGCTCAATCATCACAACGCGCAAGCTCTTATTCTGAGAGTCATTTGCGGCAGGAAGGCTGATGTCAGACGTTTCAAAGTATGACAGGATTGGAGTCAACAATGACCCTGTGTTTTCGTCTAGCCCTTTTTCGTGCATCCAAAGGGAATAACCAGTCAGGGCATTAACGGTGATCTTGAACCCAGATCCGCCGCCACCAAGCGCGGTAGATGCTACGGTTAAAATGTCGCCTACCTGATAATTGATGCCAGTGTTTACCAGTGTGACGCTTGTAACTGCGCCACTAGCTACAACGATATTTGCCGTCGCTTCCGAACCGCCGATATATGTGGAGCCTGAAGTGTAGATTAGCGGGACTTGGTAGTATGTTCCATCCGTATAGCTAGATCCGGGGATAAGCGTTCCAAGTTCGAGAATGGAGTTGATGCTCGTTGTCCCGGTCATCAAAGGATATTGGAACACTTTTGCGTATTGACCGTTGCTGCGGCCATAGTTTGGTAGGATTGTGTCATACCAAGTTTGCTCACGCACATTGTAGATAACAGCATGGGTGCAATTTTCCGCATCCCCGAACGGGAAGCACCACCAGATTTCACCCCACCGAGGAACCTTAAATGAATAGACCTTCTGACGCTGGTTGTAGTTCAGATTGTCGTAGAACCAATTAAGGTTCATGTCGTTCGGGACTTCTCGAACAACGCCGTTATACATCATAAACTGGTCAACCCCAGCCCAGAAATACACGCCGTTGTATTCAACGACACACTGTTGCGAAAGGATTGAGCTTTCGTCGGTCAGTGTATCGAATGACCACGTTGCGTCGCCGCCAACATACGACACGCGCAAGAGGCTATCCAAACTCCACAGCAAAGCAGAGGGAGCATTTGCTGCACCGCCGCGAGTCACAATTCCAAATACTATCTTCTGCGCTGTGACATAGGCATCACCACCGCCATTTGCCACCGTCCAATCGGTAAGATCATCTGGAGCAGACCAAGCAAAATAGCCGTTTGACCCATAGGCTGTTAGATACGGGTGCATGACCAACACGCCACCAGAAACAGATGGTGATGTCCCGCCAATAGGCACAAGGCGGTCAATCGAGTTCATCGGACCGCCATAGATAGGAAGTGCTGCATCGCTCGAAATATCGGCCAAAGAAGGAGAAGCATGAGCAATTAAAGCCGCAGAAGCTGTGATTGGGTCATAGATTGCGTCCATGCTCCAAATGTTGTTGCCATCTTTTGTGAATGTCAGTGGGGTTCTGTCATACGTCTGAGATGTCGCAAAGTCATCCATGCCAACGGTAATTTGCTCTAGGTAGTTTGCGCTACCAATATGCAGATACAGAATATTGTTGTTTGACCACGAATAAATGCCAGTCGCAATTCCACTGACGCTGTTTGACAGCTGCTTGTAGCCACCCATTTTACGAGGCAGTTTTCTGTGGAATCTGCACCACTGGCCATCAACGTAGAAGTCACCTTCGTATTTGGTTCCGTCACGTTTGATGCCAGCTAATGATGCTATTTTGACTGGTTTTGTGGCCATTACCCAAGCCCTACCGCATAAGCGATTGCGACATTTGTTGTTTCTGCTGTTGAGTAAACATCAAGGGCAGTTCGTGCCGCTGTAGCTGTGACTGTCGCAACCGGGATGGAGAACCCTGCACCTGAGCCGCCGATGCTTGTGTTAGCAGCCGAAAGAGTATCCCCTACAAGATAGCCAGATCCGGGGTTAACAAGCGTTACAGCCGAAACCGCACCAGCAGCAACTGTAATATTTGCTGTTGCGCCAGTTCCAGATCCACCTGTGAGGGCAACGGCTGGATAGCTTCCCGTCCCAAGATAGCCAGACCCCCCAGTGATTGAGCCAAGGGTTGCAATGGCATATGGCGAAGTGAACAGAGTCTTGCCAAGCGTTGATGCGCCAAGTGTAGTCTGAGCCGCAGCCTGAGTTGTCGTTGCAAACAGCGCAATACCAGTTGAGCCACCGCCAAGATTAATCAAGGCTTGCGATGCTGTCGTTGCTCCAGTGCCACCGTTGGCAATCGAAATAGGTGTGGAGATGCCAGCTGTTGCCGCATTGACTACGTTGGTTCCGTCGCAATACAGGATAGCGCGAGAGTTTTGCGGGACGGCATACCCAGTTGCTGTCGGCGAAGTCCTGATGGTGACAGTGAAAGACCCAGTTGTTGCGTTATCGACCCAATATTGCTGGATTGTCGGGGGAACAATCACATTAATATCGGCGTTAAGCGCACCAGTGAATTTGTAGGCAATCCTATTCTGTTCAGCAGATGACAGCGTGTAGTTATATGGATTGGGAGTTGATGAGCTTGGCAACACAATCTGAGTGTAATCAAACGCAAAGTTTACGTTCTGGCCAAACCCGATTGTGTAATAGCTAGTGCCGTCGCAGAAGATAATGCAGGACTCTGTTGGGGCAATATCCTTCGTCAGAGATCCGTCGATGGTTGCCGACCCAGATGGGTTGATAGTAAGAACACCCGTCCCTTGGTTGCGAAGATTAACGAACCAGTCACTCCCCACCGTAACAGGGTTATCAAGGGTCAGAACGCCACTGGAGCCAGTCCATAGCACAACACTAGCTCGTTGCGCCGATGATATTGAATAGCTGGTAGAAATGGAAAGGACAGGCATTGACTGGTTAAGAGTCGTCGTGATTGCCTTAATGCCGTATCCAGCAAGAGCCGCAGCGTTACCAGACCCAACCGTTGCGCCATACTGAAGAGCAACCCACACCCCAGCAGCAGTCGTATTGTCGCTGACATAAACTTGCCAAAGCTGGCCAGTCGTCGGAGCGCAAATCGTTGTCCCCGCCGCATTAACAATCGTAAAGGTCTGTGTCCCGACATTGTTAAAAAGGATTGTCTGGCCAGTTGACGCTAGATTTGCATCTGGCAGGAAGATCTTCTTCCCGCTTGTCGTGCAGTTAACATCGACAATCGCAGCTGCAATATCAACGACATTGTTGGTCTCAAGCGGCCATGAAAGGACAACATCAGCAGGACTGAGCGTCAGTGCATAGTATGACACATTGCTTGGGTAGATCGTGGACCCACCAAACACATTTGTATAAACGCTCATTTAAGCCTCCGTCCTTGACGTAGAACGATCAGTGATCTTCTTGATGTCCTCTGTGTTAAGAGAGGCTTTAGCGTCGTCGTAAAAGTTTTTCCACACCCCAATGCGCTCATCGTTCTTGAGGAAGGGGGTTGCTTCCAACAAAGCACCATACAGAATAAGCTGCGGAGCGTATTCCGTCAGCCAGTTTGTTTGTTGCTCTGTGCTGAGAAGGGGAGGAAGCTCGTAATAAAGGACTTCAAACGGATAGTTCTGATCAGGGGTCGCAGCAAAAATCCAGTTTGTATAGCTGTAATCTGCGTAGAACTGTGGCGCACCAAAAACAGTTTCATCGGGCCAGAAGTTGCGAAGATACTCGTAGGATCGTGGAAAGATTTGATTGCGGGTGTTGTATGTTGCGCCACTTCCAAAGTTTATGGAGATTGTTTCGCGCCATCTGTCCGGCTTGGGATAGACGGCCAATCCAGCCACCATCTGCGAGGTGGTGACAACCTGAAAGCCTTGGATCTTCAGTTCACGCGAGATGCGGCGTTCGGCAAGCGTAATCAGTCTCGGAATCTGTTCAAAAACAATGGGGTCAACTTCAGCAGAATACCCGCGCTCAAGGTAATTTCTTACATCAGCTTGCAACTCATTGAATGTCATTCCGGTTTGGGATGTCATGCCAAGAACCTTTCATACGCACTTGCCAACTTTACATCATATTGGTTCTGAGCGTAAGCGGGTCCGTTGTATTTTTTAGCAAATCCGGCCCAATCTTTGTTCTGTATTTCATCAACCAGCCCAGCGGACCTAATAAAGTTGGCCATGTGCTTCAGTTGGTTGCCTTCACTCTCCATTGCCTGTTCAACCATCTCGGCAACAGACGATGCTCCAGCGGCTTTGTAGTTCGATCCCATGATCTGCCCAAGTCCCCATGACGTAGCCAGCAAAGCAGCATCTGGGTCTATTTCGTAAGCGGCTTCGATCTCCGCATAGACCGCATCAGACCCTCTAGGGTATGGCTTCTCACCCCATTTTGGGTAAGCCAGACCAGCCTCAACAGCCAATTCCAGCTTCTCTGGCTGGGCCTTGAGCCACTTGTAGAAATGATGCCGTTCAAACAAAGCCTTTGGCCGGCCAGCTGCGTCGAACCCAGAACCAGCCGCTTCAACAGACATAACAGCGCGAAGGGCAGCTGGTTCAATGTCTAATTCATGCGCCGTAGCCACAACGTCATCCGGCTGAATTTTTGCCGCAGCACCTTTGAACCCGTTCATTTCTTATCTCCAACCATAGCGTCAGTCTTTGCTTTGCTGCCAGCCGACGATCCAAAGTAAAACTGCACGATGCCCGTCCATGCTGTTCCAAGCGCACCGAGCATATAGATCAGTGTTTCAGAACCTGTTGGTGGCACACCTTTAGTCAGCAGCCAAGTTAAAATACCAAAGAACCCAAACGTGACCAAGATGGCCATTGCGCGGGGAATCCAGTCATTCGTGTGCATCTGCATATTTCGTGCAGAATCACGGTCCCCAGCTGCAATCTTCTCAAGATCAATGTCCAGCTCCTTCATTTTTAACTTGAAGGTGGCGTCTGTCTCTTTCAGCTTCTGCAACTGCTCTGGCGTGGCGTTCATTAGAGCGGCTGACACATCGGATTCGCTTGCATCCTGATGGCCGAACATTGCTTCCGAAAGAGTTTTCACTGCTAGCCCTGCGAGGGGACCACCAAGTGCTGTCGCTACTGTTGGTGCTACCTGAGCCAAAAGGCCACCGATTTTTGAAAGGTCCATTCATTTCATCCCCAAAAGTATGATCCCAACACAGAAAATTACCGCAACCCCAAACATGACAATGACGGTGACTACGGTTGCTTCCTTGATTTCCTCAAGTTTAGCGGCCCTAGCCTTCTCATCTTCCCATTTCTGGCGTTCAATTTCCTTGCGGATGTTAATCACCTCGCGCTGGACCTGATCCCATGCGGCCAGCCCATATGTCCCAACAAACAGGTTTCTGGCTTTAAGCGTTAGATCAAGAGCTTCAGCTTTGGCAGTATACCGTTCGATAGCAATCTGCTCTGCGCCTTTGGTGTTGAAGAATGTCTTCTTTGGTGGATCCGCTGCTATCTGCGTAAGTTTGGCCAGACTTCCCCATAGATCCGACAGATCCTTTGCCATGTGCTGGATCTCTTTTCCAGCAGCAATGCCAACCTTCAACCCGCTATATGCGGTTTGGGCGACAGCAAGGATTGTCAGCGGGTCCATTATTTGTCTGCCTTCGACTCAAGACGGTCAAATATCTTTCCAAGAATGTCTTTAACTTCCTTGATCTCGCTCTTGAACTCATCCTTGCGAATGTAGTTTGCCGGAAGATCAACCTCTATCTTATGCACGTTTGTGCGCAGATCTCCGACAGCATCCCACAAAGCCTTGCCAAACCAACCAAGGCCAGACATGACAATGCCGATCAAGATGTTGATGATCTGTTGCATTTCCATTACGCAATTTCCGCTTCAGCCGTGTAATGAACTGCACACTGGTTGCCAGCTGCTGTAGCGGCTGGAGAAGTTGCAGTGAAGCCAAACCCAGTTTCACCTGAGTTGACAGCCGTTGTAACCGTAAAATCGGCTGGAACCGTGATGTTCCTAGCCTGAGCATTGGCCGCAGATGGGTTGTAGAACGTAATAGTTGTTGGAGTCGTTCGCATTGTTGGTCGTAGCTGAATTGGCCCAGCTGCCATTGCAGTAGATGCCGCTACAATTTGACCAAACGTCAACGCCCCGACAAGCCCTGCGTTCTGTGCTGGAGCTGTCCCTTGAGAAAACGACTTTTGGTAATAGCGTTGATTAGCCAGCAACTCATGGCCATACAGGTTTTCTTCAAATGGAGTGGCAACGGCCCCATCCTCAAACTGCACACCAGTGACATAGAATGTTGCTGCTGATACAGCCACGACGTTAACCGAGCTAGTTGCGCCAACATAGTTTGCCGATGCCCATGTTGACGCTGCACCAAGGAACGACGAACCAGCACCCATATTGAAGCGAACCCGGATACCAGCACCATTGGTTGTCAGCCATGTTCCAGTTGTATCTCCGGGTATTGTGACGCTGACGCGCTGCCAGACACCGGGAGCGTCCACGTTGAATACAAACGGGTATGAGCGGTTTCTTGCGCTGTTTGTCAAAGCCCCGCTATGCGTCCCCGTGATTGAACTAAAGACGTAGAACGAAAGCGTTACAGACTCAGCAAAAGTTGTCCCCCACCCAAGGTCAGAAATGTTGTAGCCTTCGATGGGCTGTTCAACAGCAAAATAGTCTGATGATGCTGGTGTGTATGCTGACGAGGAAATCACTCCAAGATAATACTGGAATGGGTAGCTCACTGTTGTGATTGGGGTTGTCGTATAGCGACCTATTGTGAACTTAGAACCAGTTGAAACATAATATGCCCAACGATCCAAAACATATGTCAGTGTAGCTGTTGTTGTTGCTGAAACAGCAGTCCCTTCGTTACGCTGATCAAATGTCATATTGCCATTGATAAGTCGATTCCGAATGAAAGAGTATGGCGGCTTAAACGATCCATTGAGTGTTGTTGCGCCCGGAACTGTAAGCCCATTCCCAAGGGATACGTTGCCGCTCGTGTCCATCGCAATGTTGGTTACGGGTGAACCTGATGAGGCTGGGTTAAGGATGTTTGCTACGTTAAGAGTGGACATCTATGCCTCCTTAAGCCCAAGTGCCAACGCTGGTATTAGCACCAGTGATGCCTATCGGATAGATTAGCATGTAAGACCCTTGGATAATAGTCGAAGTTGTCGGAACCGCGCTGTATGCGAACTGTGGGTTCAAGCCAACAACGTCAGTTGCAACGTCGATCACACCCTTGATAAGCACGTTATGGCTTGATGCTGCCGCAGCTGAAGCCGCAGATACGGTCACAAGCGTTGAGAAACCTGTAGAAATGTTGTTGCCCATTTGGTTGGCAGCAGCAGGAGTAAGTGCCAAAGCTGCCGTATCCGATATGACCGTATACTGATGCGATGTTAGCGTTCCGCTTGTTACAGCAAGTGCATATTGGATTGCCGCAGCGTTGGCTGATGTCTTTGCCGTTGAAAAGTAAATTTCATATGCGTATCGAACACCCGCCGTTAAATTGCACCCAACGCCAAAGATGGAGAATGTGGTTGCCGCAGTGGGGCCAGTTCTTACAGCGTTTAAGGCATAATACTGAGCAGTAGGAATGACCCCACGCTGTTGAGACAGTGGTGTCCCCATGAAGATTGGGTTTGCGGATGGGCTTCCAAACTCAAGTGTCCCTGTTGCAGCTGTGGCAAGAACCACGCCAGCGGCAATGTTGATAGGGGCCGTCGATGTCGTTCCAGCCTTGATTGACACTGTGGCTTGTGGCGACGTTACACCAAACCCAGTGTTGCCGTTTGATTCTGTGCGCGACCGTTCAACACCATTGGTCGCTATGCCAATAGCACCAGCCGCAGGGAAGAAGATCCCAGTATCTGCATCCGTTCCCTGATAGGCTGGAACCGCAGCTGTCCCATCCAACCCGCTTATACCGCTTGTCGCATTGAGGAGGATTGTCATGGTTTATGTCCCTGATAGCTGATACTGAGGTGAAAATGTGTAGTTAGTTCCAGATGTCGGCGCAAATGATGATCCTGCATCAAGGTTTGCTGGAGTTGTAAAAACAAAAGCTGGAGTAGACGATGCCAAACCAGTTGCGTCTGTTACATAGCTAAAATCAGAAATTGTATATGTTCCAGTAGTTGTTGTTGGTGTAGCGGTGTTAGGTATTGTTACGTTTGTTAAAGTTTGGTTTCGCACAATATTACCATTCACTGACATTTTTACAAAAACAGTTGTATAAATACTAAAACTATTGCCTTTTGCCTTGCCAACTAAATACACATTACCGCTTTGGTAAAATGTAGAAAGCGCAACAACCCCATCAGTAGTCCCTCCAGTCAATGTTAAACTTTTGAAAGATGAAACACTTAAATCAGACATGGCTATTTTTAGAAACCCAGCTTGATTTTTCCCCGCCCCATAAGCGTCAACAATCGCTACAGCAAGATAAAAATATGTGCCGTCTGAAACAAATTGTTTGTTAACGCCAAATGTGTAAACTGAAGAAGGTGGAGAAATAATATTAAATGCTAAGTTTGTTCCAGATGTATTGTATTTTGAAAAAAAGATAGCTTGCGTAGTTATAGTAGCGGAATTGTATGAAAACCCTGATAAAACATATATATTGTCAGCTGAGTCAATGTATGTTTCAAGCGGATAATTTGCGCCCGCCCCTGCAACTCCAGTATATGTGATTTCTCTTTGCCACGTTATTGCAGCAGTTGCTGCGGATAGTTTCATTATAACCGTTCGCATAACAGTTGCTGTTATTTTATATACGCAAAGAATAACTTCTCCTGCATTGTTTATGTTGATATTTGAAGTGCCATAAATTGTTCCAGATTCAGCAAGATTCTTTTGCCATTGAATTGCAAATGATGAGTTGTATTTAATGATGTAAAACCCAGTCGCGCTAAAACCAACGGCATAAAGATTGCCTGATGAGTCTAAAGTGCAATCCAAGAACTGTGTTATACCTGTAACGGTCCTGTAATTTATCGCTGTTGTTGAAATTGGACTAGCAGGGATAACGCATAATGACCCTAATCCCTGTGTTATAGAACAAATTTGCGAGCCAACTCGCTTGGGCCTGAAAAGACCACCCGTGTAATATGTTGATGCCGAGGATGTTAAATCAGCTGTTAAATTTGCGTTATACGCTTGGCTATCGGTTCCAAGAACTGACCCATCCGTAAACTGAACAAGACTTTCAATCGTAAAATTTATTAGCCCTTGAGATTGGATAAGAAGATACGGGCTTGATCTTCCAAACCCATATGCTCTTGCAGATGTTGCCCCAAGTGTGTTGATTAAAGGCATAGATAACCTACTTAAACTGTGACAATGTTGCTAGGGCAGTAAATGCGGCTGATCCAGTTTTGATGATTGTGTATGTGTAAACGTCTATGCCAGAGGCGTTTCCAGCTGTGGGAGCAGCTCCACCTTGCCACTTTGGCGTTACGGATGCTCCATCAACAGTCATAGCCGTTTGATAATATGAAGCTCCTGATGCACCCTGTGTAACCATGAACACAACCGTTACAGCCTGACCTGTTGCCAAAACGGTGTTTAGGCTTGTTGTTCCATTCCCGCGAAAATTTACCGTGAATGTTCCTGATGCCGCCGTTGTATAATACAAGACTGATTGGGTCAGCACATCATAGTTCAAAGCACCAGTTGCTGCAGATGCAGATACCGTGACGGTTTCACCAATGTTCTGGAATGTGGCAGCAAGGGTGTTTGTGCCGCTGGTAGGCGTGTCACTTAGCAGCTTAGTTCCAGATGTTGGCAACTGAAGCACGTTGGCAACAGCAGTGGACGATGCCTGAAGCTCCGTATATCCAGCAGATCCTGAAATTCGTAATGGCATGACTCTATCCTTAAATAATGGCCCAAGAGCTGCCAGTCGGGATTGTTACTGTGACGCCAGTGTTGATCGTAACAGGGCCAGTAGACGAAGCGTTCTGTCCCGTGGAGATGGTATAGCTGGATGATACGGTCTGATCGTTCTGGTAAAAAATCTGGTTGCCGGAGCTGCCTGTCGGCTGCGTCGGGTTTGGGATCGTATCAAGATAACCTGTTCCAGACATATCTGCCCCCTGTTAGGTAATGTTCAGAACGGACACGATGGCATCAGCAGACGTTACCGTATTGGAAATAACCTTCAATGCGTCGCCTGTAATCAGCACAACCTTTTGATCGCCACCAATCGCCACAAACGTGCGCCCTACTGGAATCGTAGCGTTATTCACAATGTAGTAGTCAACGGCTGAACGAGTGAAATACAGGCTTGCCGTAATTGCCGAAGCCGATGTGTTACAGATCGTCGCACCGATAATGGTTGTCTGTGTTGCAGCTGCCACCGTGACAAGGGTTGAGGCGGCGGTGGTAACATTCTTTGCTGCGTAAGACGTAAATGTGTTTGCCATCTTTGGTCTCCTTAGAACCCAAATACCTTCTGGATAAGCTGCCACTTACCAGATGTGCTGTTATACATGAAAGTCAGATAGTCATATTTACCAGCACCGCTTGTCGCTGACGGCAAAGCAATATCTGTCGAACCCTGATATGTCGATCCCCACGAGAACGTCTGGACGGCATCAGACTTGAGCCGGATCATCAGACGCTGGCAATCAGTGGGGGTTCCCGTTGGGTTTGCGATTGTCAAAGCACCAATGGTCTGTGTGTTGAACTGCTCGGCAATGTCTGTCGTGTCGATGTTTGGCGTGATTGTCCTCGCATCAGCAACAAGGACAACACGGACAGAGAACGCCAGAGGAATGGTTGCAAGCGTTGTGCGGTAGGTTGCGCCGTTCTGAACAATCATCAAAGACGAGCTTGCAGAGACCGTTGGAGCCAACGGAAGCTGCGAAATTGAGATTGGGACAAGATTTGACGGGACGCTCATGGAATGAAATATCCGTTCATGTTTTCGTTGATGATGAAGTAGTTGTCATCTTCCGTAACGATCCCAGCAGGGTCTGTCGCTATATTAACATCAGGCCGCACAAAAGGTAAGGTAATCTTTTCAGGCTGTCTGGCCGGCAAACGATACGGATCTAGCTCATCACGGTCAGCCAGACACACGCGCAACCCCGGAGAGTTCATATCTGGAAACAGTTCGTCCAGAGACATCTTCCTATTGCATCGGTCACATACGCCGATGCCCAATGTAGATCTGCCTCGTGTGTCCAGATAAATTGGCATGTTATGTCGTATACATTGAGATGTTTGGAGCAACCATGAACGGAGAGTTATCACGCTCTTCGTTGAAGGCGGCGGTCATTTCACGGGCAGCAATAGGCTGAAGCCGCTCTGCCATAGCAATGTCCACCTGTGGGATCTCGTAGCACAAGCGAAGAGCCAGTTCCCATGTGATCGCATCAACCCAACGCTGCGGCAGTTCGATTGTCTGCTGCAATGTGCCAACATCCATAATGTGACGTTGCCGCCAAGTCACGAATTGCGCGAACTGAGCTTGGTTATCAGGGACTGGCCAAAGTCGCGCAATCGGCGCAGCGAGTTGGCGATCCAGCCAAAACTGCAAAGGGCGACCTTGAAAGGTTTTGTTAGGAAGGTTGGTGTAGTCATCTTGATTGAGACGAGCGAAAGGAATCTCTGTCGGATTTCCTGCCACGACAAATTCTGCCACATCGAGCGTTGCTCCACCTGTTTCACGGACTTTCCAATACTGAGCTTGGATGCTTGGATTGAGATCATACCAATTCCAACCGCCAGCAGTGTATGTTGTTGCGCCGGGGGAGAGAACGTCAACGTATGTGATGTTGTCCAAGGAATACGAAAAAACTAGCGTATAACTTGCGGCAGTTTTCATATTGATGCCAAGCGTCGTTACGATTTGCGCTTGAGACAGATTTAGGACGATGTTTCCGTTCGGAGCCGTTTGAGTGCAAGCCGTCGTAAGATCCTCATCTTCCGCATAGTCGGCGGTTCCCGAACTGGATGTTGCCGTCCCATTGAAACGGGACAACCACCGATAGTTTGAGTTGAGAAGATCCACAGTCCCCGTCGGCATAGTCACATAGCCATTGCCAAGGTAGAAAGGCAGGATCAGCTTCTCAATGGTCCAGAGCTGGATGCCTTTGTTGCACAGAGCAGAAATCATCAAATAAAGGCTTTTCAGGGCGGTGTCCTGCATCTCAGACGAGACTGTTTCAGGCGGGACTTTCACCCGTCTGAACGCCTGGTCCAAAATGCTATTCGTATTGAATAGCGTTGCGCTGACCGTCCCTGACGTAGCCATTAGATCTTACCGCCTTTTTTACGAGCGATGCCCTGCAATGCAAGAGGTGATGGTGGAGTTGCATTATCAAGATCAGGACCAGCATTGCTGTTCTGACCAATCATTCCGGGGAGTTTAGGGCCACCGGAAGGATACTGCTTTGGTGGCTCTACCTTTTTGGTGAAGCCCTTGTCGGAACGCATCTTGCGCATCCCACCCATAGCAAAGCCCTCTGGATCTGACTCATAACCAGTCTGCTTGCGGGTGTTGTAAAGGTTTTTCAGCGACTTGTTCAGCTGCCTTGCGGGAGCCATCGCATTGTCTTGAACTTCACGGGATGCTTTAGCTACCTCGGTGCGTTCAGACCGCATACCACCTTCAGCATAACCGCCTTTGGCTTTCTTCATAATTGCGCCACCGCGCTTCTTCTGAACAATGTCAGCAAGTTCCTGTTCAGCCTTTGTCCGAGATACACCGTAATTGTAGTTGCTCTTTACTGGCTTTGGCGATTCATCTTCGCCGCTTCCAATAACAATCGCTGGCTCCCCAGCTTTGCCCATTCGGACGCCGGGCATACTATATTGCTTGCGCACAAACTCAGGCTGGCTTGTCGATCCCGACCGGTAATCGTTCTCTTCCGCAACATTCTTCATGCGAGAACCAGCTTTATCAGGGGTAAAGCTCTCATCACCGGGGCCATGTGGCCCAACATCAACTTTTGGTTTGGGCTTTGCCAATTCGGTTCCATACATTTTGCCACGGAACTCAAATGTCTTGTCGCCGCGCTTACGGGCTTCGCCAAAGGCATCGTTAAACTGAGAGCGGATAGACCCGCCTTCAGCCTTCTTCATAACCTTGCCACCCCAGCAATAGTGGCCTTCCATCATTTGCTGTTTTGTCTTGAAGCCCTTCATTTTGCTCTCCTAGCGGCAGCTGCGTTGTCAACGAGATTGGGGTATGGGCGACCAGCTTTCTTGGCCGAGGCTTTGGCAGATGCAACCTGAGAAGGAGTCAGCGTTTTGCTCTTCTTCTTTGGGTTCTTAGTTTCCCAAAACTTCTTTTCCATATCAGCAACCCCATGCTTTCAACGATTTGTTGATACGGCTATTGGGATCGTTGGCCGTCTTAGATGATGTCAGTTTGCTTTTCATCCCAGACATTCTGGCGCAAAATGACTTATGGCGCGGATTATCGGAATCTTTGCTTGGAGCTTTCAGGTTCATTCCTTGGGCCTTAGCAGAGGCTCGACCCTTTGCATTTAAGCCGCCGGAAGGGTTTTTGCCTTCTTTACGTTGCCATGCAGGGGTCTTTGCCATGTCGATTATCCGTAGGTTTTGATGCACTCAAGGACGATGGTATACATATCACCAGCAGAAGCATCTGATGTGGTAAACGCCACATTGCCTGTCTTTCCGGTTCCTGCATTGTTCTGCAAGCCGCCAAACGAGTCAAAGCTCATATCGTAGGTAGTATTCTGAGGGATCACCCAGCAGAACAAATCTGTGGTTGCATCCCAAAGGATGCGAACTTCCATACCATGAGTGTTGGCCCAGATGCGGTTGATCTTCACACCAGTGCAAGCCTGACCAAATTGGTTAACTGCAAGGTTGGCAACGATCACTTTGTTGACAGCGGTTTCACCAGTGCCATCAGAGATGTTGGTAAACTTTTGGATTACAAGACGGTCCCCATCGAGAAGCGTCTGTGTTGCTACTGTATCGACCATAATACCCTCCTATGGGAAGAAGGGGGGATTGCTCCCCCCAATCATTAAGCAGGGGTTACGCCGATTGCAGCAGTCTGCGTTGCATTTGGACCAGCCTGTGCGCCAGTCAGAGCAATGCCGATTACAAGGCGACGAGAGCCGTTTGCCGCAGTCGAAGCTGGCAGGAATGTGCCACGAACGTCGCCAGTTGCGTTTGTCGCTGGAGAAGTCGTATCAGCGGCAGTGAACGTGCCAGCATTGTCAGCAACAGCGTTATTCCAGCCAGTGCGGAACAGGTAGCCAGCATCGGTCACGCGATATGGCAAGCCAAACGTATCACCATTGCCAACCGACAAGTTGCCAGTCAGAGCAGCAGATACCGCCACCTGAGTGATGGTCACAAATGCTTTCTTGCCGCTTACAGTGCTAGTGCCGTTGCAAGTCAGCAATTCAGTCTGGGCCTGACCATAGTAGTCAGTGCCAGTGACCGTTACGGTCTGGGTCGTGTTACCAGCGTTTGAGGTCACGATTGACACGTTACGAGCATAGTCAAATGTCGCCACACCAGAAGTCGCCGATGCGCCATTGATCGTTGCATTACCAGCAGCAGCAACAGCCTGAGCAGCGCAAACTGCGGTGGCCGACAGTGCGGCAGGAACAATGTCAAAGGTATAAGTGCGTCCAAGTGGGCCAACGCCACGACCAATTACGCCGGGGTTCCCGCCGGATGCCCAGCTGTTTGTCTGAGGACCAGTAGCAGTCCCCATATATAAATCGTCACTCTGTTGTCCCATTGGTCTGCTCCTTGAAAAGTTTGACCGTTTCAGATGATGTAGTATGCAACAAAGGGGTGGAAATATCCACCCCCTTGCTAGTTTTTTTATACGCCAGCAGTGCCAAACACGCCGCGAGGATCGGTCCAACCGAACACATAACGCTCGGTAGCCTTGTAGCGCATGGAGTCGGTTTCGAAGTCACCTTCCATGCTCTTTTCCAGCGGACGGCGCATCAACAACTTCAACCCTTCTGGAGCGTCTGTCTGCACCCACCATGCGGTGTTTGAAGTCAAACGGGACAGATTGGCCTGACCACCGGACAAAACGCCGGTTGTGGTCAAAGGGTTGATGTCATTGTTGTTAGTGCCAGTGCGCAAAGCCGACTTCATCAACACTTCAGCTTGGAAGAAGTTGGAAGGCGAAACGACCAGCTTTTTAGGCTCAAGACGGATCTTCTTGCCGTTGTTGTCAACAGCCTGACGGATCTGGATGAGCATCTGCTCCAGAGAAGTCTGGGACAGTGCAGCTGCCGTGGACAGGACGTTCGAGAACGTCTGACCGTTTGCGATAGGATGCGAAGCGTTAACAAGCGAAACACCGTCGCCGCCGTTATAACCAGCAGTGAACGAGTAGTTCAGGATGTTAGCACCAAGCGTTTCCTTGGTTTCGATGAGCGAACGAGCAAGATGCTCTGCGTAGGTGCGGCCAATCGAGATATGATCGCCGTCCTCAACGAGAACCTTGGTGAGCGCAAAGGCCATGCCGTATACACGGTAGGTGTATCGGGCAAGGAACAGAACGCCGCCGCTCTGGTAGGTTACGGCAGTGCCGTCAGGAAGTTCTGGTGCAGCACCAAAACCATAGAGAACTGGCTCTTCGTGATAGTTGCGCGGAATACCACGCTGTTCACGGAAAACCTGTTTCCATTCATCCGAACGGACATTGTAGATGCCGTCAAAGGTTTCGTTCAGGATCGGTTCAACGACTGAACGAAAGTCAGTAGACCTCATTGGAAGTGCCATAGTTCAAGCCCTCCTTAGTAAGAAGCGCGGTCAGCGACGTTCTGATGTTCAGAGATCTGGACCTGAACAATCGGGTATGCGTCGCCCCAAGCGTTGTTGACATAGTTGGACAGACCGATGACACGAAGCTGTGCATTGGTTGCGGCGGAAGCAACATCAAGCTGCGCAGTGGACAGACCGGTAGTGGTATTACCCGTTACACCGTTAATGTCATACTGCTGACCGATTTTATCAATCGACAGTGCAGCATTTGCCTGAATTTCATAAACGATTGTGTAATCGGTCGTGAAGTAGGCAATGATGTTTGTGCCAGTCGTGCCACTTGGCCAATAGTTGCCAACACGCTGACGGCCAGTGGCATCAACCCATTCAACACCCATGAAGGTGCCAATGACTCGTTCGCCAGCAGCTGCTTGAACAATATAGCCTTCATAACCAGTGTCGGTCGAAAGGCCATAACGGACGGGCATGGACTGAAATACATCAGCAGCATACCCAGATTTGATTTGGCCGCTATACGGGCGGGTCGTCCCCATCGGGGAGTAGACCGCACGAAGGCCAAACGGTGCGGAAGTTGAAGGCATTTCTTCATCCTCAAAGTTAGCGGTTCATGGGGGAGCGCAAACTAGAAAGACCATCACCTTCTTGAATATCCGACCCCATTTGCTTGGCTTGATTCCGAATGAAATCGGCAGTATCAGCCAGTTTTTGCTCCTCTTGCCGAGGCCGCTCATGGTGCGATTCATGCATATACGCTTCATAGAGACGCATAGGCAGTTTGAAGGCAACCATTTCATTTACACCAATCATGCCAGCATATTCGCCTGTTTTGATGGAAATGTAGTCCCAACCGGGAATTTCCTCAGGAGTCACTGGAACATAACCAATGGAGCGACGATAATGGATCGAGTCACGGGGGTTTGTGGTTGTCAGCCAGCAAACATGGTATCCGGGAAGATCAGGTAGATCCGGCAGCGCAGATTGATAGAGTGAAGCCTTGAACATATCCAAACGATCTTCATCAGTCACAACTCTGTTTTCGGTAACAGGGCGGTCCGACATAGCGCGGTTGGCTCTGGCAGAATCTTCACTTTTCTTAATACGTTCGTCTGACATGACGATTTCCTTTCGAGGTTAACGGCTTGAGTTCTGTTTGTCGTATTCTTGATATTTTCGCACATACTTCTTGCGGGTCTCTGGGTCATCCCAAAGATTCGCATCCTTCAGTGCTTGAATACGAGACGCAGACAGAGGAACTTGTTCTCGTGTTGTCGCCCGTGGAGAATACTCACCACGACCAGCAACAGGTGGGCCTGAACTCCCGCGCTTCCGGTCAACAGCAGAACCGAGCCGCCGTCTCACACGCGCATCCAATTCGTCCCAATAGTCCTCACTCGAAGGTGCAACACCTTTTTGCCGAGCCTCTTTTGCCCATGCCTCATCAATGGCACGAGCTACAATCGAATCTTCGTCCTCTCCCGCAGGATTGAACCAAGAGTTCTCTTGCATCCACTGTTTAGCTAAGTTTTCCGTCCTTGCGTCCAAAGATGGAACTTTTTGCTGCAACTGGGGATTGGTTAACTGACGCTTCAGCTCTTCAGCCTCATGCGCCATTTTGACACTTTGCTCACGGAGACGTTGCGCTTTAATCGCTTTGTCACCATCGCCAGTCTCAAATGCTTCCTTCAACGATGCTTCAGCATTGGCTATCTGCTGCAAAGCATAGTTGTATCGCTGTTCAGCGATGCTGGCGTCGGATTGAACATTGCGGCTTTCAAGAGCCTCAAGTCGTTCCTTGGCCATTGCAAGTTCAGTTAAAAGGACAGCGTTTTCTTCCCGCGCCCGTTTAATACGATCCTTCTGACGCGCTTTCTGACGCTTCCGGCGAAGCTGGCGGGTGTTCTCTTCACTGCCATCTTCTCCTTCATCCTGAGCATCACGCTGATCGGACTCAAGACGTTCGTCCTCATCATCATCGTCATCTTGCTCGTCGATCTCGACAATTTCGAGTTCGTGATCGTGTTCGTCATCTTCGTGGAGATTGCGTTTGTCGTTCATGTCACACCTCAAATATATGCCTGAACTGACAATGGATCGCCAGTTACTGTGCCAACAATATCAAGGTCGTTAAAGATCACGAACTCAACCTTTTCTCCAAGCTCACCGGGGAGATCCCGGCGCCATCTTGATCCAGCATACTTCGGAACGAACACAAAGTCACCATGTTTATACCAAGCCCCTTCAGGCCAAAGCTCCATTGTGTTCCGATTGCGAAATGCCAAAGGTCCTACTCCCACGACCTTTGCCACTTGCGTATTGTCTGCTTCTGCCCCCTTATCGTAGTCGGACAGAAGTATCCCCCCCTTAGTCACCTTTTTGGCCCGACGGATTTGGACCAAAACACGAGAGCCTGTTGGCGCAATACCGAAATCAAAATCGGGAAATGCAACATCAAGTTCTGATGATTGGGGATTCACCACGGCGATATTGACCATGATCGTCATCCTCACTTTCATTGTAGACAGCCGTTTCGATAGTCTCCACGGCTCGTTTAAGGCCAGCATAATTACCGACCATACGCCCATATTCATAGGCATCTCGTTGAGCTGGGCTAGAAAGCGCACTATGAGCCAATTCGTTCAGCTCCTTTTTCAACGCTATAATAACCCGCTCTATAAGCTGGTAGTCAGTTCTTCCCACCGCGCTTCAAACCTTTCATCGACTCCTGACGGTCGTGCTTGGCATCCATTGGGGACTTTTCCCAATTCTTCATGGACATTCCATGTTTCTTTGCCAGCTTCTTATCCTGCGCCATATCCTTTGCAGAATTCTCGAACATGCCACCTTTTTTCATAGGGGCAGCTGCACCTTTATGCTGTGGGATAGATTGACCCATAGCCATGCGCTTGTGTTGTGAAATTGGACCAGCCATTTTATTCTCCTTGTCTACCTAAACCTGTGCCATTTTTGATGTTGGTGCGCTTACCAGCCTGTATCTCAGACGCTGCAATGAGCATGGCGGTTTGATTATCCTCTTGGTTAATCTTCTCGCGCATTTGCAGCTCTGCCATCTTAGCCTGAGAAGAGGCTTCGATCTTTTGTTGTTCAACAGCAACCTTAGCCTGATCGGCTTGAGATTTAGCCTGAACGGCCTGTTGTTGAACCTTGGTTGTCTCCATCGCAACTTGCGTTGGGTCCATTGGTTTTGGATTGAGCGACTGCATAAACTGGATAGCCTGTTGCACAACTTGCGGGATGCCACCCAGCAATGCTTGAGCTTCTTGGTTAACCAGCCCACTTGCAGCAGCAAGCATACGGTCAAATTCCTGATCAATGATCGGGTCTTTAATGTCCATCAGCTCTGACACATCACGCCCCGCCGCATCAGAGGTAATCTTAACAATCTCGTTCACATACCAGAGTGCGATATGATCCTTAACATGGTTCATCATAATAGGGATGATGACTGGAGCAATGATTGGATTAGCCCCAAGAGCAGGATTTGTCAGATAATCAAGATGCACTTTCAAGTGAGCAACATGATCCTGATCGGGGAAGGCAATCAAACTCTTGCCCATTGTCCCAGCCAAGTTCTCATTGACGGCATTAAGACGCTCTGGTTTTGGAAGCGGAACCAAGAGCTTTTTTGCGTTCGGGATTTTTGTCCGCTCAAGGATAAGTTCTTCAACCTTACGCAAATCGTAAAGCTGCGGCATTGCGCTTGCGCGTTGCTCGATAATCTGGATCTGAGCAAATCGTTGCATCTCAGAGAAGATGTTAGGATCTGACACTGGGACCACATCAAGCGGCCCTTCAAAGTCAGAACGCTTAACCATCAGTTCTCCGGTTTGGGCAACAACTTCTGCCTCATCCAGATAATACGAGTTCAAACGGTGCAGGACTTTGAGAGTCTTGCCCATCGAGTCATGCAATCGAGCATGAATCCCGTTAAACACCGTCATGCCCTGTTCAATCAAAGCAAGGGTTGTCCCCACCGGCAAACGGTCTGGATTGTCGGAAAGATCTTCAAACGTCGTGCGCACAACACCTTTGGCCGAATCGACCAAGAAGCCCATCAATGTGTAGAGCGTCTGGGACGGGCCGGGGAACGGCAATTGCATGAACATCTTGCGGATGTCATCGTTGTTTGGCGTTCCTTCGATTTCAAGAATCTGTGTAGGCTGCACGTTCAAAGACTGACCGCCCTTGGAGCCACCTTTCAGCTTCAGTCCAGTCTGGCTGTTCTGGATGTGTGCGCTATCCAACAAAGCACGAAGCGAACCAGTGATAGAAGCAGCAAGGCCACCAATCATATGCACAATGCCGATTGGGTATGCGCCACGCCAAGGGACAAACGGGAACTCAATGATCCAATCTAGCGCAATGCGGCGAGGATCTGCCTCATCCCAGTTGCGATAGATGGAAAGAATGGTGGATGTCGAGTGGTCAATCGTAATGATATACGGGGCCACATCCCCTTTTGTAACGGTGTCCTCATTGATCTCGCAGTCAATGTAGACTTCGTAGATCATCCGCAAGCCATCGTCATCATAGGCATCTGTCTGTTCGCGGCCTTCAATCTTATCGTTGGCGGCTTCAGCCTTGGTCTGTTCTGGCGGTGCAGCATTCGGAAGATCGACATCCCGATATAGGCCGGATGCAACGCGACGCTCATACTCAAGGCGTGTAATCTGCTGACGCTGAGTCTTGCGCTCTGCCGTATAAAACGATGTTGCAGCAAACGGCAGATACATGTCATCAATGGTGATCAGGAATGGGCGCGGACGCTTTAAGCGTTTGTCCCATGTCAATTTGAGATACTGCGCACCGCCCAACGGAACCTGTGTCAAGAGTTGTTCAAGTTCTGAACGAAACTCTGGCATTTGTTCAGTTAGCTGCCAGTTCATGTAACGGCTTTTGCGCTTGGCCTTGTCTATCTTTTCTTGTGTAGACTCACCAATGATCTGATCTTTGACAGGTCCGCTGTCTGGGCCGCTGCGGGGGAACAGTTCTTTGATGGCTCGTGCTGCAAAATCAATGCAAACTTCTGTCAAAATTGGATGAACAACACGGCTTGCACCCTGAAACTGTGCGCCGCCGGGGGCATCGTCACCTAAACCTGTGCGACGGATGCCTTCTTCATATTGTTTGTCCCGCAGCTTACGAGCATCTTTGTCGCGCTGGATCGACTCAAGAATGTCATCAGCCAGATCTGCCATGATGCGATCTGGCATGTATTCTGACAGGTTAGCATAAAACTCAGGGTTTTCTTCAACCTCTGAACCAAGCGTAATGATAGCTCCACCGTCATCGGTATATTCAATGTCGTCGTGGTCATCATCATCGTTCTGGTCTTGATTCATGCTGTTTGGATCAACCATGTTATGTGTTCCGCATCCTGTTTAATGGACCTACTGCGCCGCCTTCAGCTTTGTAAAACGACTGTTGTGGACCGTATCCATAGCGATAATAGTTTATTCTTGGATCAACATACTGACGGCCAGATGACTGGAACCGGGCAACAGGAGTTAATTTTTCTTCGGCTTTTTGTTGGGCAATCATTGCCGCTGCAATCTGTGCAGCTGTTGGGCTTCCACCACCACCACCGCCACCACCAGATGGCATTTGCGGGATGACTCCAGCAGGGAGCTTAAATTGAGAATCAATCTTTGGAACGTCCGCTATTTGGAAAGGTGCCATCTGCGAAGTTGGGGCCATCAAGTTTGAAATTCTGGCTCTGGTATCAACCCCTTCCATATTTGGGGTTTTAATGCCAAAATCTTCTCTAGCTGGTTGGTTCGCGTATTCATACGGCGAAAGATAATTTGGCACAGCAGCTGCACGAACAGCGTCACTATCCCTATACATGTCTGAAGGAGGCCGTGAACCCATAAGATAATCAGATGCACTTGGGTTTCCGGTTAATTTAAGCCCTAAGTTTGCTAATGCTCCGTATGGGCCAAGGATTACTCCCGGAAGAGCATCGGCAGCAACTCTTAACCCAGTTCCAACTGGGTCATCAATAACGCCTCTAACCGCATCTTCTGCTCTGCCATAAGCCTTGTTTGCAAAAGCTGTTACTGGGTTGTTATCCCTAAGCCCTTCAGGAGGAACAGGAGGAATAGGAATTGGAGCAGCTACTGGAGGAGGAGAAAGAGAAAACGGATTTGTTGACTCTGCTGTCATACCTTCAGTTCCAACAGCAGGAGCTACTGACCCTGCTGGGTTTGGCCCTCTAGCAACAGAAGGTTGGGGCGGGTTTGGTAACAAACTATCAAAATCAATTGTCCGTTGCACATCAAATGGGTCTGTTGGTGCGCGGGTTTGATCTTGCTTAGTAGTTAAATTATCCGGTGAAGGGCGAGGTTGGTTTGTTACCGGATCAGGTTGTATTACGCCATTTTTAGACAAAATCGGGTTATTTTGGCTACCATACGGGCCAGAAGGAGGAGCTGGCGTTGTCCCAATGCTTTTGATGTAGTCAATGAAATTGTTGCCAGCATTTTTAATTGCATCTGTAGCTGACGAAATAATGTCCGTATTTTGTGCTTTTGGCTGTTGCGTTGCATCAGGAGCTTTGAACTCAACTGTTTGCTGAACTTGGGGCTGAACATTATTGTCGCCACCAGCCCTTGTTTTGTCCTGATCTTTGTTCTGGTCAGCAGGATTGGCGTTTGGCAGTGTTGCAGCATTAGCGTTCCCCACAAGCGCGTTGCTGATAAGGTCAAGGATACCGGGAGACGCAGCTTTGTTTGCCGCATTTTCTATGGGCGTTGAAGCTGGTTCAAGGCTTTTGGTATAATCAGCAATGGCCCCAGTTAACGGGTCAAACGCCGTCATGCCGCTAACATCAGCCCCAAAAGAAACGGTTGGCGCATTGTTCGCCCCAGACACATCGCCCACGCCAAACTGGCTGACTTGGCCAATAGATGATTCAGGTGACAGGCCATATAGGTTGTAACCTGTCTGAGCAATTTCAGAAGTTATGCTGGATGTATCTATAGATGCGTATGGGTTTCCATAATCTTGATACCCCATATATGGGTCATATACCGAAGATGACTGCGGCCCAATGTCATAGTTTGCATATGGGTTTATTTGGGAACTATAATCATAATTTGCAAAGTTTGATGGCTGGGACCAATACGATTCATTAACAAACGGGTTAAAATAGTCATAATTTGACATGCCCATTGTTGAAGATGACGGCCCATAATCGGATACATTATAGTTGTAGTTTCCATAATCATACGCTGAATAACCGGGGTTATATGACGTATCAATGGATGTTGTCGATGGACCGCTAGAAATTGACATATACGGGTCTTCATCAAACTGAGGTAGCCCTGTCTTAGGGTTTATAGTTCCCGACCCACCCATCTGTTTAAGCATTGCTGCTTCGCGGGGGTTAATATGGGCAAGGATCGTATCCCCGTTGTTCCCCATCTTGGCCAGAGACTTTGCAGCTGCATAGCGCATGGGGGCAGAAGTGAGGAACTTGTCAAAGTTCAACCCGCGCTTCTGAAACTCCTGACGCATCTTCTCTTCAATAGCAGAGGTCGTGGACTGGTTTGCTTGTGGCGGCAAACCGCCTTTAGGCTGGGCTGGGATCTTGCCGCCCTTGGCCATTGCAAAGCCGCCTTTAGCCATCATGCCATTGATCTGGTCTTGCGCATCCTGTGGAACACGGTTGGCCAACATGCCTTCTTGCGGCTCAGATACAATGCCACCTTCAGCAAAACGGCGTTCGTATGTTGCGCCAGCGTTATAACTTGGTTTGCTTGGTTCCATGCCGTAACGGCGTGTAGATGACCCGTGGATAGACAGCGTTGCCGGGTTTGGCCCGTCTTTTTGGCCGACATCCACTGTTACATTGCCGGACAAACCGCGCATTTTATTGCTGATGGAGATAGGAGTAGCAGTGGCGTTTATCCCACCATCTCTACCCAACACAGCGTGAAGAGGAATAACGCTTGGGTCTTTTTCAGACATTCCAAGCCCTTTTAACTTTTGATGCTGTTCTTTGGCGTATCCCATCAACGTGTCCCCGCGAGATAAGGGGGATAGCTGGTTGTCGTATGGAATTTCACCAATCTGGTTCTCTTGCCCGTAGTTCATGCCTTCAGCAAGGTTAAGTCTTTCCAGAGGGGATTCATCGCGCCCTTGACGGTCTGCTAGGCTTCTTTTGTCCGCAAGAATAGCATTAACGTCTACCTTTGGGGCTGTGATTTTTGAAGGTTTGCCTGAATTAGCCGTCCCCCCGATATACCCAGCATTGTTAAAGGTCTTGAGAACCTCTGTTTGCTTTGCAAGCTCTTCGGGGGTTGGGTAATTATATGGCATATGGGTTCACCACGGGTTTTTGGTAATGGACCTGAGTGTCGTTATCTTCTTCAGATATGGTTACTCTAGCATTATCTGCCAAATATCGCAAAGCCTGAGTTGTGGCATCGACGTAATCGTCATGCCTGATCGACCCTTCCCCCCGAAATGTGCAAAGCTGGTTAATCAACTCGTTTGTCCACGTTGCTGGTTCCCCTGCAATCTTCTTACTTTCTACCACATGGAACAATCCTGCGTGGAAAAAGTGCGAAACAGCATGAAGGCGTTGCAGTTTTGAAGCTCTTCCCGGATTGTAAGCGTATGGGAACAATCCTTCTCTGTAAAGCATCTGCCGCAAGGAAATGCCGGACCCTTTATCTTCAATGATCATAATATCGGGCTTTTTACCCATAGAAAGAGGCTTGTTGCTGCCAAATTGCGGTTTGATTTCAGCCCGGAACTCGTCATCACCCCACCGAACGGTCATTTCTTTCTTGGCTCGTTCAATCAAATCCGGCAAACCAAGGTGATCTTGCCAGCAATCCAGCAACAAAAAGCCTGTTTCACCGTCATGGTCAAAATATCCTATGACAGCACAGGCCGTCGGATCTGGATCTTTGCTCTTTTTGTCTTGGGTTTTCTCTGTGTAGGCCGTATCAAAACTAACAACAATGACTTGGAACGGTGGCAAATGGCGGGTTCTTGGCCAGATATTGATCCATTCCCGTTTGATGATGCCGCCTTCTTCCGCATCCAGCAGTTCACCAAGAAGCTCTTGCCGTCCTATCTTGGTTCCCTTGTATTGCTCCAAGGACTTAAAAAACGATTGCGGGAGATTGGCTTCGTTGTCGTAAGTTGATCCCCGAATCAACAATGAGTCAGGAAGGGTGACTAATCTTCGCACCAAAGGAACAGGCCGTGGCGTTGTGGTCCAGATAACTTGCGGGTGATCACCAAGGCGCATACCAAATTGCAGCATGTCCCACACTTCCTGTGGATCTTCCCATGCTGCCAACTCGTCGCACCAAGCCCAGTGATGCTGTGGCCCACGCAAACGGTCAGGTTCTGATGCGGAAAACGCTTGAATCGTAGACCCGTTGACTAGCGTCAGTTTCAGGTCAGACTTATTAAACGAAAGTAGTAGTTCCCGTGGCATTGTGTTGAGGATGCCAGCTGGTCCTTCGATGCAAACGGACTGGGCATCATATCTGGTCGGGGCAATGATGGCTCCGTAAGACTCAGGATTGCTCCATGCTTGCCACCAAGCCCACTCTGCACCCATGCGTGTTTTACCAAAACCGCGCCCTGCCATCACGCCACAGGTTGACCAGTCATGGTTTTCTTCAATGATCTGGTTTGGTCTGGCCTGTTGAAACCATTTCAATCGTGCAAGGATAGCAATCCGGCCATGTTCATCAAGGCCGGATACTTCTTTTTGAACAATCTTAATGGCTTCTTCAGGGTTAAGCTGCATTAGAAAGTAATAGGCTCTTTGGTCACGGTTTTCAATGCCGCCTGACCAAGCGGGGTATCAGCAAGCATACCAAGCTCTTCCATATACAGGGCAATCATAGCCTGTTCTTCTTTGACTTTTTCCTGATCTTTTTTCCGCAATGCAACAATCTGCTTGATGATCTTGGCATCAAAGCCACTCAGTTTGGACTCCGTGTAAACGTCTTTGATGTCCTGAGCGACAGAGGCTTTCTCTTCCTCCAGCTTCTCAATACGTTCGACGTAAGACTTTAGTTGGTCATTTCCCATCTTTCTTTTCCTTTTTGATTGGTGCTTTGTAAATACGGGCCACGGTTAAAGCCCGTTGATCATAGAACAGAACCGTTTCCCCCGCTTTGAATTGCTTGATTATAGGCGTGACTGATGGCGGGATAGCTGCTTCAATCAGCAGATTCTCCCCCGTATCATTGATCAATTCGTAATTGATAGATTGCATGTTACCCCCTTTATCAATGTTACCCCTCACGGCTTGGGTAACGTGTCTGGCATTGCGACTCAGCACGGTCTTTCAACCATGATGACGTATCCAGATCAAACGCCGATGTTGGTCGTGATGGACTTATCTGGGATAAGACCCCAACAGAGCGGCAAACTTATTTGTGGGCGGGGTGGCTGACGCTGTTCTGCTTCGCCACCCCTACAAAGTTGAAACAGCAAAAAAACTTCTACCCACCAGCCTATAACCCGATTTCTATTCGCCACGGATCAGATCCAGTGGTCGGGGGGAGGCCAATCCCGTATTTGTAATTTAGCACTGCTAAAATTTTTATCAAGCACTTTGTAAAAAAAAGCCCCACATTTCTGTGAGGCAAGTCTGGGAGGAAGCTACGCAACACGGACAAGGTAGACCAGCAAAGTTGGATGTGTCAATCCTCATCTTCATCCACAAAGTCTGTGATCTCCAATGCCTCGTTGATTTGGTTTACCAACGCATTGCTGGCAGGGATCTCACTGAATGGACGGACAATGGATAGCTGGTGCTTTACACTTGCAAGCGCAAGCCGGGCATGTTCGAGCTTTTCTTTAATGGTCATTGCTCACCTTTATATTGTTGCTGTTATCTGCATTTTTTCCAAAACTTCTGGTGTTTGCCCATAGTTTGTGTTCCGCCACTGCACCTCAATGACAACGCTACCTTCTGAAATACTTTTTACGGCTACGGTTTCATAGTTTCCGGTAGACTTCAAAGTATCAACAATGTCTGAAATGCGTTCACCGATTGATGGTTCTTTGTCTATATCTTGCATCACTTCTCTCCTTGTCTTTGGTCCATTGATACATTGGCTTGCAGCTTCACTTTAGGGTTTGGCCATGTCCAACACTCACCCGTTGCATCCGTAAAACACACCCACAACAAATGATGTTCTTGGCCGTAGTCGATCATAAAATGCGCCTTGGCTGGGCCTTTGGGCGTGTCCATCGGGATGGTGGGGTCAAGCTGGATGATCACTCATCACCTGTTGCTTTGGCAATGGCGGCTTTTGCTTGTTCTTCTGAGATCATATCCACTTCAAGCAAAACCTTGACCGCTTGATGTATGGTATAATCCAAAAATGCTTCTTTGTCGGTTTGATACTGAGCAAGGACATACCTACCCATCGCCTTTACTCCCTCACACACAGAATGACCTGTCGCGCCCATGTCATCTAGCATTTGGTTCAATGCCTTCAGCAATTTTGCATTTTGCTGGCGCAGACGTTTGATCTCGTCAGCGGCAAGCGCATCAAAGTTGTATTGGTTGTTTACATATTGCCGTGATCTTTCCCGCAACCGTTCAACAATGTCCATCACTCATCCCCTGTTGCTGTGGGCGGTTTTGGTAGTAGCATCCAATGAGTCGGCATTAAATCATCTTGGTCGATTGGCATATACAACGGACCAAAGCCAAGGTAATACCTTTTAGGTATTCCAACTAAAAACCACCCAATGTGATGAACTGTTCCAGTAGAATGAACCTGTTTCATATCCCCCCATTTACAAATAAAAATTTCACCGTTTAAATGTTTAGATGTTGCCAAAAAATGCGTTCCATCTTTTGGTGCTGTTTCAATAGTTTGCCAATTTACCGTTTCTTGTCTTGTGTCGTATGAACTGTCCCACAGAACTTTATCAACAATGTCCATCATTTATCCCCTAGGGCTTTCAATGCGGTCTTGCGGTGTGATGACAGCAACAGCTGCAATGTAACAACCGCATCTTCGTTTTTTGCAATAACCTTTGATGGCGCAGCAATCTCTTGCAACGCTTCCCGCAACCGTTCAATGTCGCCATCTAATTTCCGCAGTTCACCAAATGCCGCTTGCAACGATGCGCGTTCAAACTCCACTTGTTCCCGCAAGCGTTCAATCTCGTCAGCGGCTTTGCCAACCAAGTTTTCAATATATTCGTCAGATTTTAACGACCGCAACCGCTCAACAATGTCCATCACTCACCTCCTGTTGCTTTGGCGATGGTTTGCTTAACAATGCTTTGAACAAACGACGATGCCATGCCACCATATGCAGGGCTACCGTAACTGTCCTGCGCCACACGGTCTAACCGTTTCAATCCTTCCAACAACTCTGCATTTTGCTGGCGCAACCGTTCAATTTCGTCAGCGGCTTCATGGGATTCCCTTGTTGCCAAATGCGGTGCGCGTAACCATTCAACGATGTCCATCATTTGCTTCCTGTTGCTTTGGCATGAAGCGCAGGAACACGGAGCCATGCCCATGCGCTGGTCGCCATCCACACCCTGCCAAACTTGTCTTGATAATAATAAACTGGGCCGCCCCACGGGTCTGTAAACCTATACTCGCCCCGAACCATAGGTCTGCCTCCTGTTATGTGGGCAAGCAACCGTTCAACAATGTCCATCACTCACCTCCTGTTGTTTTACCAATGGTAATTTCTTGAATTGCCCCATTTGTTACCAAATGCCATTTAGGAGACGGATAAAAACTAATGTTGGGTGAACTTGCAACCGCACCAGTATAATCCACCGTTGCCTGTAAAAGTTCTTTTAACTCTGCATTTTGCTGGCGCAGCAGTTCAATCTCGTCAGCGGCTGGTGTCATAGCTTTGCGCCATGCCTGACGTTGGCCCTCTGTATACCATTTGCCGTCATTAAACTCACCGCCGTTAATGGTTTCAGCGGCCTGTTGTGCTAATTGCTCAACAATGTCCATCACTCACCTCCCCACTCCCACAATTAACCAAATCACCCCAAGCCAAAAAACAAAAAGTATGTAATCAACCATCCCCTCCATCACTACCTCCATGTCCCATTGAAGTTCGGGGTTTTGTAAATCACAGACCGAGATCTCCCTTTCGTATAACGCACATGGCACACAGAGTTGCTCGACAACTCCTTCCCAAAAGCAAACCCAATCGCCTCTGCCTTCAAACTCAGCCAGTCCTTCAAATCCCCCTTAAACACAGTTGCCGCACCATCCCCATACAGCACACCACTCTCATCCCGCTGATACACCGTAACCGTAAAGGAAATCTTTTTTGTCATATCACCCTCAATCTTGGATATTAGCCGCACTTGTTGGATTATGCACAGGTTTGGGGGGATGTAAATCAAAAGTTTGAAAAAATTTGGGGGGGGTCTGTATGTTGTGGGGTCAATCTCCGATTGGGGGTGACGGCTTCGGCAGAGCCGACGGCTGGCGACGGCGAAGCCGAAAGAGAGACGGAACGGGAAGGGAGAGAATGAAATAGGCTGTAAATGTCCTATTTCAGCCTCATTTTAGGACACAGAGGCCGCTTATGCCTCCGACATCTCACTCGCCAGCAGCGTGATGGTGGGCTTTTCCCGCTGTCTAGCGAGATCAGCCAGCACTTGGAGAGCCTTTCCTAGCTCACTCTCGACCCGCAAGGGCTGCACTGCATCCCCTTTAACCTCAACGCTGGCTAGCCTCGCATGAACGTAGGGAGCGGCAGCAATGGCGCACTGGACCCGATCCCTGTGATCCTGCTTTTCGTCCTGCATCACAGCCAGCAGGAAGGCCAACGGACTGGTCTCTGGCGATAAGCTACTGATCTTGTTGATCTTATCCAGCGAGATCGTCGGTCTGTTCTTCGATCCTGCCTTGCGTCCCGCGCCGACTCTCGCGCCTCCCTTACCCATTTCGTGTCCTTTCGCTGATTGTTTCCGTCTAACAGGCTGGAAACATTAGAGCAGGATCGTCTGAAATTCAATGATTTCTCCCCTGCTGGTTGAATGATCTGGCTTTGCTGGTTGATTGTTTCCCCTGTCCCTTTGATATGCCTGTCCCCTTGTTAGTCTCTCCCCTAGGTGAGGCTGTGATCGGCATCAGCAACAGGCTGTTGGCGAATTTTCCGAAACTGCCCGATCCTGCGCGAGATTCGCCTCCGCAGCCGTCGATCAGGCTAGGCAGATACCCGACGAGCGACACTCTGCTCGATCACAGGGTTCGAGACGATTTGACAAAATGTCCGAATCAGGGCATTGTGTCCTGACTAACCGCTCATTGACATCGTGAAACCCAGAAACAACCTAGCCGAAACGGGAGGCCTCGCGCCTTCCGTCGCAGGGATAGAGACCTGCTCGACAAGGCTCATAGGAGAAACCACAATGGACATTGAGAAAGAAATTGCCACCAAGATCGTCCGCTCGGCACTGGCCAAACGCTGGTCTGTCTCGGTTCACGATGACATCACCAACGAGGGCGAATGGACGGTTAGAAAATCGCGCCATATGCCTCAAATCATGGAAGCACTGGCCACGACCGAAGGCGACATCCTGCTGCTGCACGATGACGAAGGCAAACAGGTCGGGATGATCGTCCTGATCTGGGGAAATGGCGAGGATTTGATACACGACCATTCAGCCAAACTTCAGATCCGCGAGGATGGCTGGATTTACGGGATCGAAGGCAAGGATCACTAAGGCATTGCAATCCGAGAGGCAGGACATCCCTGCCTCTCCCGTGGCAATGTCGCCAGCTAGGAGAAACCACAATGTTTCGTATCACATATTTCGGCGCCTACTCGGTCAACCAGCTAGCCCGAGTGTTCGACGATTATCACGACGCGATCGAATATCTCGACAAGCAATACAAAGTCATCCACTGGGAAGAGGATGAGGATCATCCTTGGCACTTCGACGTTGCAGTCGCCAAAGGACCGACCGGAACCTACGCAGTCGAGCCGATCATCAGCGAATAAGGAGATAACACCATGACGCCACGCTTTTCAGGACTGCCGAAGTTCAGCGACGATCCCGTCCAGAACGCAGAGATGACCGCCGAGTATTTATGGGACTGCCGCATTGCAGGGGAAGACCCGTATGGCGGCGGTTCGTATGACGATGACCCAGACGAATACGACGAATACGACGAATACGAGGACGAAGAAGAGGACTAAGCTAGTGCAATCCGAAGGCAGGGCCGATCCCCTGCCTTCCCGTGGCACTACCGCCAACAACGAGAGGAGAAAACACCATGATCTATGTAAACATGACCGACAAGGCAATGAGCGGCTGGGGAGAGGCGCGAGGCGGTTTAAGTTATTACTGCGTCGCCTGTGACACTTGGGATCAGGCCGCAGCTATCGAAAAGGCAGCGCGAGATCGCAAAGAGATGATCAGGATCGCAAAATCCGACAAGCCTCGTTACGGGCATGGCCACACAAGGATCAAGCACTTCGATGAATTGGGCGACGTATGGAAAGGCTACTACAAGCCGAGCGTCGCGGCCTAACATTGCAATCAGGGGACAGGTTCGCGCCTGTCCTCGCGTGGCAATGTTGCCAGAACGGAGAAAACCACAATGCAAAAACCATACAATGCGATCCCAAAGCCCACTTGGTCCCCTTGGGGACAGCCCGACCATGCAGAGCAGCCAATGGCTGGAATCTGGTCGATTTATACACCAAGCCACGGCGGCTTCTATGTTTCCGCCGAACGGCGCAAGGACATGCCAGCAGAATGGCTCGCCATGTCATTCGTCGGCAAAGGCAAGGACGGCTGGTTCGAAGAAGATGTTGATTGGTGCATGGTTGCCCTAGCCTTTCCCGACGAATGGAAAGCATGGCGCGGATCAGCAGGGGAGACCGATCTCGAAGCCGCGCAGCGGACCATGACCGAATGGGTTCTGAAACGGAGAGCATCATGACCAATGCAGAAATAGCCCACTATCTTCGCTGCAATCTGTTTGCGGAGCGCGAGACGGTCCCCGACGCTATAGATTACGCTTTCGACGTTCTTCGCCGTCTCGAACCAGATGATCGCCTAATGGCCTACACGGCGATGATGGTCTTAAATAACACCATCGCTAAACAGATCGAGCGGAATGAGGGGAGGCCGCAATGAAAATCAAAACGTTCAAGAACGGTGCTTACGCTACATTCGAAAAAACCATACACGGCTATTATCTTGTGACATGTCGCGGACCCAATGGTGCGCTAATCGACAAAGTAATGTGCGACGATTATGCCAACGCTCGCGCCTATTACAAATCTTTCGCGGCTATTGCGCGGCAGTCTTGACATTGCAATCCGAAGGCAGGGCTACCCCCCTGCCTTCCCGTGGCAATGTTGCCAGTATGAGGAGAAAACCACAATGCTACTTGATATGAAACTGCTTAAAGCCGTCCGTGTCGCAGCCTCGACCGAAGAGACCCGCTATTATCTGCGCGGGGTGTTCGTCAAAGCACAAGGCGAGCATGTCGTTCTGTGTGCCACTGATGGTCACAGGATGATCGTCGCCAGACACAAGATCGAAGAGGGCGACGAATATCCGCTTAACGGGTTCATTATCCCGCTGCGCCTGATCGACCGTATCAAGATCGCCAAGCGGAGAATGGGCGGCAACGATGATGGTGCGCTGTCCTTTGACGGCGACACGATCACGATCCGCTATGCTGGTGACGTTTTCGTCGATCAGATAGTGGACGGGACATTCCCCGACTACACTAGGGTAGTCCCGAAGGGCTGGTCAAACGAGCCAGCACAATACAACCCAGCCTACCTTGCTGATTTCGCCAAGGCCGTGAAAATCGTGTCGGATGACGTTAAGCCGTCGATCACGGTCCACTACAATGGTCTTGACCCTGCCGTGGTCAACCTAAACGGCGGCAACATATATGACTGGTTTGGCGTGATCATGCCAATCAGGGGAGATCGACCGTTCCCAGACACCGAATGGGCGAAGCCACCCAAAGCGCAACCAGATCAAGCCGATCAGGCTGCATAAGGGGGATCGCATGTTTACAGTCGCAATATGCCTAGCTGATCGCGCCTATGGTGGCCCCGAAGAGGGGGGTTGGTATTACGGGTGCGGTATCCCTGCTGATGATTATGCAGATCTGGTGCAAGGTTTCAGCACCAGAGAAGCCGCCGACCGATACGCTGATTATCTCGAAACGACATGCGTCGCGCTCAACGAAGGCAAGCCCGACATTAACAGCGTGTTAAGCGAAGGCCGCTACGTTGCGGTGGTGTTCGAGGGCTACCCTCGACACTGGCCCGACCGAAAGCCGACATACGAATAGGCCGAAACTGGGGGGCAACCCCCAGTCATCCCGTCAAGCGGGGTCTGACGAGGCCGTCAGTCAACACAAAGGAAAACCACAATGGATTTTGAAGTGAAGCTAACATCAATGCAAAAGCTAACGATCCAACATGCGTTCTATCGCGCCAGATTGAAACTGGAAGAATGGGATGAGAGTTTGAAAGACAAAGACATGCCCCTAAGCAAAGCAGCATATGCAGAGGATAGGGAAAAGATGGCAGAAATAGACACGCTCCTCAATGATGCTTGGGAAGCGAAATTAAACGGAATTTTGAACGGAGAAAAGGCATGAGCGAATATCTTGAGGATTTGTTGATCGACCTCGCAAACTGCGCGGGGTTCGTGATCTGGTCGAGCCTGATGCTATTCATCATGTGCGTGTTTGGCTGATGAAATGGTTTTTGGTCACATTCAAAGATGGGTCGCGGGTGGAAACACTCGCGCCTCACCATCGTTCGATCCGTAAAGAATACGGGCCAGACGCAATCCTGTTCATCCGCGAGATCACGGATGAGCCACACGAAAAAAAACGGTATTACAACCCCTCTAGCAGACAAGGGAAACCACAATGAACAAGCCAGTCTTTACAATCACTGTTGAATATACAGGGTTTAAGGAATTTGTTATCGAGGCTGATCGTCTCAAAGGTTATGATTTCGCCGATCTATTCGACAATCCTCAAGGCTTTGATCAGATCACCAATCCTCACGTTACTGCAACCGATCTTCGCATAATTGATTGGCGGCTTGTTCGCCCTGATTGAAAGGAATTGATGATGAAAAAAATGTATGAAGTCGAAGCCTACGTTAAGTTTACCACGGTCGTATGGGCAGAGGATTCCACAGAGGCCCAATGCGAGGCTGTGTTGATCCCTTGGAGCAAATGGGACCATGAGGACGTTCAAGATACACACGCCGAAGAAACATATGAGGATGCAAGCCGTGACGATTAAAGAATTGAAAGATTACCTAAGCGCAAAACACAAATCGCAAGTGCAACTAGCCAAGGAATACGATATTTCGGATCGAACGGTGCGCCGCTGGATCAGTGGTGAATCGCCGATCCCAAGGTGGGTGGCGATCCTAGCCTCTCACAACCTACTCTGATCGTTGCCCCCCGCGAGATCACCACAAACTCGCGGGGGGCTTTTCATCGCCTCAATCAATCTGGCTTGAGACGAAAGGCTTTAGGGTGCGAAATATAGCTCTCATGCCTCACAGTAGCAAGGTCGCCCAACCCGATTATGTCGTTCCAGTCTGCTCCCGTGACATTCGGTGTAGCAACGATGACATCCAGTCCTGTTTTCACTAGGGTCCAACCCAGCCGATACGCTGCAAGCTGGCCCACGAAGTTTCGATCATTGTCCGCAAAGATCACCACGCGCTCCACTCCCGACGGGGGTGTCCATTTCGCCATGATAGACGCGCTGATGGTGGCCCAGACAGGTATGCCGAAGATCACATGCGCTGACAAAGCCGTCTCGATCCCCTCCGCCACACCAAGTATGTGCTGGTATGGCATGAGCCTGATGGCCGCACCCTCTGGTATCGTGCTGCTCATGATCATCTTGGTTTTGCCGATCTGCGCCTTGTTCCCAGACAAATCCAAGAATGTTCTATGAATACTCACTGGCCTATTATTCAGATCGACAACCTTGGCAACCATCGCGGGGAAGGTCCGCCTCTCTTCTGGATGCCACAGATCAGCATTATAGCGAAGCGCATTAGAAGCCCACTGGTGGCCTGTTCTGCTCTTTAGATACAACCACACTGGGTCGCCCTCTGAAACGGGCTGGCTGGCCGTCCATGTCTTATTGAGAGCCTCTCTCTTCTGCTGGTCTGTTACCTCTGGCTTGTCGTTCACTTTTCTCTCCACTGTGCCAAGAATGTCGCGGACCTTTTGCATCGTCTCCACAGTTGTCCATCCTTTGACCTTTGACAGCAATGTGAAGCCGCTTCCTGCGCCGCATTGATTGCAATAGAACGTGCCTCGATCCTCTTTGTTGTCCCAGATGAACCGATCCTTGCCCCCGCAGTTCGGGCATGGGCCGTGTTTCTTTTGCAGATATTTCCCGTCGATCCCGTAATGCGTCAGGATACCATGCCATCTGCCTCTCGCAGCCTCGACCGTATCCATCACTTGCGGACCCAGTTGTTCGCGCCGACAGCCTTGCGCCGCTTGATCCACGCATGTTTGACGTAATTGATCGTCTGCAATGATGGTTCCAGCGGGATCTGGATGAAAGCCTCATTGGGCGAAGTCTTGAACCGATCCTTGAATTGATGATAGGCCCAGCCGCTCTTGTATCCCTTCTGCTTGGCGATGCCCTTCAGTTCACGGTAATATTTTTCCTGCTCGTCAAACGGGGTGAGTGTGCCTTCGTAGGTCTTGTTCTTCCCCTTGCCCTTCACTTCAGCCAGAGTTCCATCAATGTTAAAGACATTCGATGGTGCTTTAGGCTCGAACCCGCAATTCGGGCAGACCCTGAGCTTGGCTGGCTTCAAGAACGTGCAGCTAGGACATTCTTTCGGCAATGGTTCGTCGCGTTCTTTGCCCTTGCTGGCCTCGTCCTTCTTGCCATTGTTCAGCTTGGTATGGTGGATGTCCGTGACAAAGCCCAGACGCAAGGTGGTATCTGAATGATCGAGGATCAGGCAATCCGTCTTGCCTTCTGCCCTACGCAAGCCTCGACCCATGATTTGAACATAGAGCATCTCGCTCTTTGTCGGTCGTGCCAGCACAAGACAGGCAACGAACGGCAGATCGACCCCAGTTGTCAGCACACCGACATTGGCAATGATCCGCAGTTCACCGCGCCTGAACCGATCACACATGATGTCACGATCTTCGATGGGTGTTGTCCCGTCCATGTATCCGCAGGGGATGCCAGCCTTGTTGAACGCATCCGCAATGTTCGCAGCATGGGCGCGATTGACCGCATAGACCAGCGTCGGACGGTATTCTGCCTTGGTCAGCCATGTCTCGACAATATCGGCGACCAGCTTGGGCTTGTTCATCGTGTCGCCCAGTTCTTCAAGATCATAGTCACCCGCAACGGTCTTGATGTTGCTCAGGTCAACATGGGACGGGGCGAACGCACGAAACGGTGACAAAATCTCCTTGTCGATCAGTTCCTGTGTTGTCGTGCCGATCACCAGCTTGGAATACAGCTTGCCCAGTCCCTTGGTCCAAGGTGTCGCGCTCAGGCCGATAATGGGAACATTCGCCCACTCAGGATCATTGAACCACTGCTCGTAGAGCTTGAACACGACATGGGCTTCGTCGATGATCACAAGATCCACTTTGGGTATCTTCCTGCGTGTCAGCGTCTGCACCGAACAAATCTGCACAGGCTGATCAGCGTCAGTCATCTCGTGATTGCCCTGCATCACGCCGATGTCGTAAATATCATCGCCGCGAAAGCTCTCGATGGTCTGGGTGATCAGGCTCAGTGCGGGAACCGTAAAGATCACGGTCTTGCCCTTGCCGATAGCTGATCGAATGATGGATGCCGCTGTCGCTGTCTTGCCAGCACCCGTTGGCAACTGGAACATGATGCGGTTGTGGCCTTCAGCAAGAGCGGTTCGCAGATTTGCTATCCCTGCCTCTTGGTAGTCCCTTAGCTCGTGATACGCCATGTGGTTTTGTCCTGTCGTGGTTTCCCTACTCTTACTTATAAGTTCTATTCTACCCTTTGCTGGTTCTTATCCCTTCCATTCCATTCCATTCCTACGCCTACCATTCGTTTACCATTCGTGGAATCTTCGTCGAATGTTCCAAGAATGTTTGGGTAACGAGACTTCTGCGGCTTGTCAATGCGCTGATGTTTCCATCCATTGATCTGGATATAGTCAATGTTTTCAACGCTGTATAAAGTTATCAGATCGTTCTCAGCCAATTCCAAGACCATTCTGTGAATCTCATCAGAGGAAATATCGTCGGATGGGAAGATCTGCGCCTTCAATTTCTTCTCACTCAGGGTCATACGGCCCTTGTCGTCGGCAAAGTTCCACGAGCCGATGAAAAGCAGCCGACTTAACGGGCTGCAATTCATCACTTGTTCGCTCGTCCAAAACTCAGGTTTGATGGTCCTGATACGAGCCATTACAACCCCGCTTTCAGTATCTTATAGATCATGGCTTCTGCGCCCTGCCTTGAACGGTTCACCGCCGCTGCCACATCATCAAAGCTGGCGGTTTGCACCCAGACATTGATGGCAATGTCCTTTTCTTCATTTGTCCAATTCTTCGCGCCCTTCGGCCTCCCTCTGGAGTTTAATCTGTTTTTCAATGTCTTAATGTATTTGCGTGGCCGGCCAACTGGTCGTTTGATCTTCCCTTCTGGGGGTGGGGCTTTTGCTTCCTGCTCTCTCTTTGCCTTCTCAAACAAAGCTTCTGCCGCTTTAGCAAGCATGTGCGCGATTATTTCCAGATCAATTTTCATTGTGGTTTCCTTTGTGGTTTGTTCCTAAGAGTTCTGCAATCTCATCCACAATCCTTATGGATGCCTTCTCGAAGGCTGCTTGATCAGCCATGTATTTGACGTAACTATCTTTGAAGTCCTTCCTTACCAGTGCCTCTACGCCTGAGACGAGATCGCAGGATTCGATCTCCTTAAATTCTTGCAGTCTTTTGTGCCAAGCATACCAGACTTCGGCTTTCTGAATTACTTGTAACAATTCGCCCATCTAGAACCTCTGCCTGTCTGTCCACTGGTTCATCAGCTTCTGTCTCTTGATCTCAAGCGACACAGCCTTGGCAACGGACTCTGGGGTAAATACTCGCTTGTAGTGGCACTCGCACCAGCTGGTCCCGACAAGGACAGGATCACCGCATACGAATGTCAGGTCTTTCCCTTCGATAAACCGACACTGAGATTTGTCAGCATCCAATAGTTTAACCCTGCCGTAAACAATATCGTCCTTAATCTTGGGGGTGAATATCTTGGGGGGCGGCTCTGTTGACAGGGTGACAGTTTTCTTACGCTCCACCTTGGGTGGTTTGGTTGGGTATGGCTTTGACTTATAGATACTCATCTGGATTTTCCTTCGATGCAGTAATCCAATCACGGAGTTCCGAGTTCTCCCAGTCAACGCTTCAGAAATGGCCTTTGCAGATTTCCCCTCCTTAGCCATAGCCACAGCTATATCAATCTCTCCTATTGTCCACGGTGTTTGCAGTTTCATAATAAGACCTCACGCTCTCTCCCATCATTTCAGACATTTCGTCTAGAAGAACGTCCATGTCCAACTCAGGGATGACTTCCTTTGTGATTGCATCGACTGACAGGGTGAAGAACTTTCTAAACTTGTCCTGACCCATCGAGGCAAAGCTAATTGATTGTGTCTTGAACCACACCTGACCATCATGCCAGACGGTCTCATCAACATAGCCAAGCCTGACTTTCAGCCATTCAAGGAGCTGCTCTGGCCTTGTGTAGTGCGGATGGTTATCGACCACCAGCTGCAACAGGGCCATGAACAATCTGTGTTGTCGAGGGCTTCGGGGGCGAGATGCTTTGACAAACAAGTCCATGCCATCTGGTATCTCCAACAGCATCTCACGATCCCGTTCTGTGACTGGCAATAACCTGTCCCCACTTCGTCTCATTATCATCTCGCCCCCGCTCATTACGCTGCGCTCCCCCCGTTAGCAGCAGCGTTGACTTTGTTCTGTGTCTCAGTCCAGAGTTCCGTGATCACTTTGGCATCTGCGGTGGTCAACGTCTGCTTGATGTCACGCCACTTTGTCGCCCAAGCCTGAAGATCATTCTTGCCGACGCACCCTTCAAGCTCTTCTGACATCTTGTTCAACATCGCTAGGCTTTCAGCCATCGGTAACATTGTGATCACTTTTGTAGGGGGCGAAGCCTTTGGTTTCACACCCTTGGTATCAACATCCTTGGTGTCCTCACCATCTGTGTCATCTTCACCAGCAACACCGACGATTGCCGACAAAGCCTGACGCTTGGCATAGGTCAATGCCGCACCCATTTGCTGATGGGTTCCCATCGGGCTGACAGGATAGACACCTTCGATCCACTGACCACCCGAATGGGTAAGGCGCGTATGCAGGACAATCCCTGTGTCGGTAACGTCTGTCATCTGCATGATCGAGATGCCATGCTTAGACAGGGATGGACGGACTGCACTCAGCACCTCGCCCAAATCAGCATACTTGGATTTGAAGTGTGGATTAACCCGATTGAAGGATGGGTTCTTCACTTCAGCCTGTGCCTTGGCAAGAGCCGCAGCGATCTCGTTAATTTGCTCTGACGTTCTCATTTTCAACTCCCGGATTGTAATTCTTAATCTGCTCTTCAATAGCTTCTATGACGGTATTCATAACCAAAATCCTGAACGGGATAGGCTGGTCATTGAACCAATCTCCGAAATGGATATTGATATAGAACTCCTCACTCTCTTCGACTTCAAGACCAAGAGTTCCTATCAGGTTATACCCATCAATTAGGTTAACTTTAGCAATATTCATTTTGCACCTTTGATGGTTATGGCCCCGTTCGATGCGCGAGATGCAATGATCCCGTGGCCGTATGCTTCCTTGACGTCTGGCTCGATCAATTCCTTGATCCGCTTCTTCGACGATTCATGGGACTTGGCGATAGGAAGCGTCTTGATGAAATCTGACGCAGCTGATGCCCATGCGTTGTTCCCAGTCATATCGACCTTGCGCTCGACGGGGCCGTCATACTTGGGCGCGACAATCACAGGCTCGATCTTGTTCTGGACGCAATACCAAAACTCTTCTTCACGGGATATGAGGCTTTGTGCGTATTCCTCATCCCATTCAATGTCGATTTCTTCCCATTTGTGGTTTCCATAAAAAACCGACAGGACAGCCATCTTAACATTGCAGCAAATCATATTGTGGAACATCTGCGGCTTGTAACGCTGGATAACTTCTTCTGCCTTGGCAAAAGCACTGGTATGTTTCGCGTCCCAGACAGCCTTGCCTTCGTAGGTTAGGCCATCCAATGTGCAGCCCATGAAGGGATAGTCCATGCTGATCCGTGTCGAATTGACATTAGTCAGCTTATGGCCCGTCTGCTTCTCATACCAATACCGATTGAGCGGCTCAGTAAACAGGCCCATCTGAACAGGCAGGATGTCGCTAAGAT